AACTTCTTCAATACTTTGACGCCTGCGTCATCCCAGCCAGTCACATCTGGCCAGAACCCGTTCGCTGGCCTGGTGCCGACGACGCTGTTGCAGAATTCGACACCCTATCTGATCGGCGGCGGATGCTTGCGCCACGGCATCATGGAAGCGTGCGCGGGTATCGGCATCGAGACCGCGATCGCATCCAGCTGGTCGGCGGCGTTCGAATATAAGAATGCTCCGACACAGCGCGGCCAGCCTGATGTCAGCGTGTTCTCGCTCTCGGTCAAGAAGCACTTCACTCTCGGATCGCTCTGATCGCTATTCGACGGCCCGTCGATAGTCGGCGGGCCGCTCTCCTTTTGGCGGGGCTGGAATGCGCGAAGATGAAGTCAAGGACCTGGCGAAAAGCGTGGTCGTGGAAGTCCTCGCCGAGCAGAAGCGGCTTCACAACAATGAAGCAGACGAAGTCGTTCTACGAACGATATCGACCATCCTGACATCTTTCGGCATCGAGGATGAGGATCGCGTCGAGCTCCGCGCTGACTTTCAGCATTTGCGACGCTGGCGCAAGGCTAGCGAGCAGGTCGAGAGCGCCGGTTGGAAGGCGATGGTGATGGTCCTGGTGACGGGCGTCTGCGGGCTGATCTGGCTCGGCATCAAAGCCAAGCTCGGCCAATGAAGAACGCGATCGCTTTCGCTGTTCTGGTGGCAATCATCATGATCGTTTTGGCATCTCAACTTACCGCGCGATACTGGCAGCGTGCACTGATCTTCTTTGCCGCTGTTGTGATCCTTGCGCTTTGTGTTCATGCCGCGCGCGCCCGCGATTACGGCCAATGGGAAGCGACCGACCAGGACGTGCGCGCCTGGTACCAGGCCCTGATGCAGCCGGACAATCCGGCCGTGTCGTGTTGCGGCGAGGCCGACGCCTATTGGGCCGACTCTTTCGAGGTCGACGGCGACAAGTATGTCGCGATCATCACGGATCCGCGACCGGACGAACCGTTGCGCCGCAAGCATGTTCCGATCGGCACCAAGATCGTCGTACCGAACCACAAGCTGAAATACGACCAGTCCAATCCGACAGGTCACGGCATCATCTTCTTGAGCCGCGGCGATTACGTTTATTGCTACGTGGCGCCAGGAGGCGTTTAGAAATCCGCGCCGGCGGTTTCCGGCAAATCAAGGAGAAGACCATGTCAAAGGTCCGTTGCAAGTTCCAATGTAAGGACATTCACCACGTCCACACTTCGCCGGGGCACGTCTTCTGCGAAGTAAAATTCATGCCGGTATGGACGGGCGAGAACGGCGAGAACAAGTCGTGGTCGCAAGCAACGCCGCAAGGCGAGTTGACACTCGGCATTACTAACCCTGATGCGATCGCGGCGTTTGAACTCGGCGGCTTCTACTTCCTCGATATCTCGCCAGCGCCAACGAGCTGACGTTCGAAACCCGCCGGCTTCCTCCCGGTTGCCGGCGGCCACCGACGCTCGACTGTAAGCCCGCAGGCTCGTCTGAGCATCATGCAGACCATCTTTCTCAAGCCGGCCGTCGGCGCTGACCTCAAACCTTTGCTCGTGCCGGACCCCGTGTCGCTTCGGCCTCTTCGCGAAGAGGGCGAGTGGAAGCCGCTTGCCAACTATTGGATCCGGCGGTTGCGCGACGGGGACGTTACGGCGCCTGAGCCGGTCATGAGGACGCTCGAGCTTGGCGCCTTCGAAAGACAGATCCAACGATTTTCAAAACCACCGCAAAAGGACTCTTCCATGACTACGCCACTCGTTATCGTCGTCGGCGCCGAGAAGGGCGGTGTCGGCAAGACCACAATATGCCGCGCGATCAAGGGCTACTTGGAATCGCCGGAGCTGCGGGATTTTCCGAAGGCGCGCCTGGTCGACGGGCAATATCCGCGCGGCGACTTGGCGCGGTTTCATCCCGAGGCCGAGGTGCTCAACGTCACCGACATTGCCGATCAGATGAAGCTGTTCGACAACCTGGCCGGCGTCACGATCGTGGATCTGCCGGCCGGCGTGCTCGGCATGACCCTTCGGGCTTGCGACGATGCCATGCTGCTGGAGGATGTCCGGGCCGGCCGGCTGCGGCTTGCGCTATTGCATGTCCTGGGGCCGTCGCTGTCTTCGCTGGACGAGATTGCCGACGCTACAAACCTGCTCGGAGCATCGGTCAGCCATTTCATCGTCAAGAACTACATCAACGAAACCAAGTTCTTCGAATGGGACCATAGCTCCAAATATGCGGCGACGCTGCGCGCGCTGCAGAACATCACCATCGAAATCCCCCATCTGGAAACTACGGCCAGCGAGGCGATACAGGCCTCGCAGGGCTCGATCGTCGACTTCATCTCGACCGCCATTGATCCAGTGACCGGCGAGCGACGAAGCAAAACGCTTCGCGGATTGACTGGGAAATGGCTAGGGCGTTGCTCGGCCGGCTTCGACAAGGTCGGCCTGGGCGAGATGATCAGGGATACGTTCCAATAGGGCAGGTTTTCCCGGCGCCCCGGCGGCCATAGTTCGTTAGGTTGCGTTGAGTTTGGTAGAGTCCCCCAAACTAAAAACCCGGTGGCCGAAAGGTCCCGGGCTTTTTTTGTGTCTTATCGGATCACGCGATATTTCTTGGCCGCCTTGCGTCTCGGCGGCTTTTCCGGCGCCGGGCGGCCGTGGTTCAGCGCCCGGTTCATCGCGATCTGGGCATGCAGGATGGGACCGCGTTTCTCGGCTGCCATGATCAGCGTCTCGATCGCGAGCTGCCAATGGTCCTGCTTGGCGGTTTTTGATGGCAATGCGGCGATATAGGTTGCTGCGTCACGTAGTGACGTAAGCGTCTTTCCATCCGGCGTTTTGATCTCATCTTCGAATTCGAGCGACCAGGTCATGCGCGCCGGGCCCGGCGTTTCATTGCCAGAAACTCATCCAGCCAGCCCGGCTCTTTGCAGTGCAGTTCCCAAGCAGATCGGAACCTGGCCATGCAGTCGCGCCGATCGGTCCCGCGCCCTTCGGATTCATTGTCGCGCACGGCAGCACGGTATCGATGCCCCATGTCCAGGCCGTGTCCGAACTGGTGAAGGTCATCAGGCCGATCGAGCCGATCTCGAATTCGGCCCCGTCGAGCTTCAGGATCACGCGGTAATTGTCGCGCGCCTGGTGGTGGTCGACTTTGCGAAGGTAGAGGTCCGGCATGGCCCGGTGTCATACACTGGAACGCGCCGTGAACAAATTCCCCGCCAGTCCACGGCTATTCCACGCACGCCCCCGTGTGATTCATGCATCGTTCTGCGCGATTGCGGCATCGTTGCGTAAAAAGGCCAATAAAATCAGCGTATTTACGGGCCCAAAAAGGTGCGGCCAGCCCTTGGGGGAGTTGTACCCCACTATTGATTTACCTTCGTTTTCGGCGTTTCGGCCGTCTCTCCCACGTTGCTCCCACGCTCTCCCATCGACGGCAGCAGATCCGTGCGGTCCCATTCGGACGATGCGGCCGTGTGGGTATAGCGCCGCGCCGAGCGCTCGTCGCGCCAGCGGCCGGTTGCGACCAGGCCAAGCGTATCGGCGCCGCCGTAGCGCCGCATCCACGTCGCCCATGTGTGGCAGAAGGTGTGGAACGTCACCCAGCCGTAGCGATACGGCGGGATCACCATCTTCTCTTTGCGCTTCGGCCTTGGAATGGGCGCCAGACCGCATGCCGTGACCTTGGCGTTGAGGAACAGGAAATTCCGGTGTCCGCCCTGGTGAAAGCGAAACACCTTCCCAGCGGGCTTCTGGTGCGGCTCCAGCAGTGCGCATATTTCCTCGCGTAGCTTGACGGTTCGCGGGTCGCCGTTCTTCGAGGTTTCGATATAGGCGAGCCGCTCGGTCAGGCTGACCCGTTCCCATTTCAGCGCCAGTGCCTCGCCGATCCGGCAACCGGTATAGAGCAGGAATCGCAACAGCCGCCCCATCTCGGCGTCGATCGCGTCCGCCGCGCGGATGATGGCAAACGCATCCGGCGGCAAAAGGAAGAGCGTGCGCGCGTTGCCCTTGTGGCCCTTGGGTCGCTTGACCGTGATGTTGATGCCGGCGCGATGCAGCACGGCCGAGACCGGCGTATAGACGTAGCTGTTGCGGGTCGCGGCCGTGACGTCGGGGTAAAGCGCGATCGCGGCTCTGTCGATCGCGGCCTGGTCGATATCGTCGAGCGGCATCTCGCCGAAATGCCGGACGAGCTTCTTGATGCCGCGGCGCGATCCGCCGGTTCTCAAATAGGTGACGGTTGCGGAAGCGAAGGTGGCCTCGGTTTCCTTTACCTGCGGCTTTGGCGGAAACTCACCAAGTTCGATGGCTCTTTCGATGCGCTTGAGCTCAAGGTGAGCTGCGGATCGTTTAGCAGTTCCCGAAGATCGGTCAACGGCGATCCGCATGTAGTTGCCGCGGATCGTCCAGTTCGGCGTTTTACCGGGACGGGGCGGGAAGAGTTTGAGGGGCATGGCGTGTTACTCGCTGCCAGGATCCGGTCGATGTCGCACTCCCGGAAAAGCCTAGACCGGCCAAGCTGGCACCAGAAGGGCCTTCCGTCCTGGTCCACGGGATTTTGAGCCAGCCAGTCCTGCAGCCAGCGCTTGCTTTTGTGCAAGCGGCCGGCAGCCTCAGCGAGGGTGAGCGGTTGGCTCATGGTGACGTCTGGACCTCTGCCTGCTGCCGCTCGGCCGTCCTGTCAGCCAGCGCCGATGCGTGGTCGATCATGCTGCGCACGACGTGGATGCAAGCGAGGCTGTCGATCTCGATGCCGCGGGCTTTAAGCTCCTCGCGGAGATTTTCGGCCATCAAGATGATCGCGCTCATTGTATCCTCTCCGGCATCGGATGGTAGATCAGGCTGTCGAGAAAAAGATGCTCGGCCAGGGCATAGCGATAATCGGCGGCGACCTCTCGGTAGATCTCAGCGGTCTTTCGGCGCCACTCGATGTTCTTTGGATCTTTGCAAAGCTGACCCCATTGAAGCTCCTGCAGGGCTGAGGCCTCCGCTGACGCGATCGCAGCGCGGAGCTGGGCTTCGCTCTTGGTGCGCGCGATGTTCACGACTGTTCCCTGTCAGTCGATGAGTCCGGCTTTGACGCACAGGAGGGCTGGCCGATCAGGGCGCGGCGCATTCGGTCAGCATCGACGCTGCACATTGCCCACGAGGCCGTATCGCCAGTTTCTTCAAACTGCTCGGCAAGACATTCAAATCGTGCAAGAGCATGCTTCAGCGCCTCCACAGGCTCCCCATTGCTGGCGGGCTGGCCGATCAGGGCGCGGTCGATCTCGGATAGTAATTCGTTCCGTGCTATATTAACCTCGTGATCGTCTTCGTCACATCCGGAATCGGCCACGAACTGGCGTGCTCGCGACAACAGATCATTGGGCGTTTCATCGATGCTTGGCGGCGCGTAGTGGCTTTGATCAAGAACGTGGCGTATTGTATCGCGCACATCCTGATCGTGGTCGTCACTACCATCTTGAATTGACCAGCGATCTTCGACGCCAAGTATCAGGGCAAGCTGTTCTATGGCGAAGGTAATGCCTTCGTCGTAGGTCTTTTCCGCCTCCACCGTCACCGGGTCCAGCGCGGCGGGGGAAGGGGCAGTTTGTGCAGCCAGCAGTTCTTCAGCGCGCTTTCGCCACAAATCGGCGAGATCGATGACACGCTCTATTTTCGAAATTAGGTTATCGCCAAGATGCCCTCTAAGAAGGTCCATTGCCTCCGAAAGGTATGTTTCGGCCTTTTCCGCGCGTTCCAGTGCATCCGCCTCCACCGCGCCATTGCCGGGCGCTAGGGCGGCTATTGGCTGCATATTTATAGCATTCTTAATCTCGTCCTCGGATAGTCTCCATTCCTTGCCATCTGCGGTGATTGCAAAGGCGCTCGGAATATCGGCATGTGGGCCGGGGAAATCGCGGAACACGACACGCTCAACGACGAGGCTTTGTCCTTGGGCAAGACGAGGTGTGTCGTCGGTCATGTCGCCTCCGGAATGCTGAGAAAAACCCGATCGCCCTCGATCCTGGCGCGGCCGCTGGCGACCAGGCCCAGTACAACGCGCTCACGAACGTTCCTGGTGCCAAATCGCCAGCCGCCGGCCGGCCGCCGCTCGAAGGGGCTGAGCTCGAGCAGCCGCAGCAGATAGGCGGGATTCGAATTGCAGCCGCTCATGGGCAGCTCCCGAGCCGTAAACCGAAGGCGACCGCCGTGCCGTGGTGCGACGCCGGCTGGCACCGCGGCTTCAAGGTGTCAAACAGCATCCCCACCAGGATGATCGCGCCGGCGAAGACGAATGCGAGCCTCATCGCAGCAGCTCCTGCGCGTCGACTACCCGTGTATCGGCCTCAATGGCGTCGCGGACCATTTCCGAAACGCCAGTCTTGTTGCCGGCAACCGCACGAAGCAGTCCGAGCAATTCCCTGATGGCGCTCTGCAGGTCCTCGATGCGCTCGTAAGCAGCGGAAAGCGCTCGCGCCTTCTCCGCCGCCATATCGGCGGCCGCTACATCGTCGGAAAGATCAAGATGGCGCAGCGGCGACGATGATCGGGTATCGTTCATCCGATCCTCATGATGTTGGCGATCCGCTCCAGATCCGCTTCAAACGCCTCGGCCAGGCCGTAGGCCGTGGCGGCATCGACGCCGATGCTCCGTTGCAGCGAATAGAAATTATCCCTGGCACGCTGGCGGAGCTCCGGTGTGGTCAGGCCGGGCATGGTGCGGCCGGAGCAGCTCGTCGGTACAGGGAAGGGGATGACGGTCATGCGGCCTCCGATTGTTCTTTGGCCAGCTGCCGATGGCGGAGGATTACTTCGCGGCGTTCGCGGAATTCGTTGAGAGCGGCGTCCACTGCAGCACCTGTCGCGCTCGCGCCATGTGTCGCGAGGTGCGCCGGTGCTAAATCATTCGTCATCTGGACGGCGTAATCCCACACCAGGTCCATTAGCGCGGCCTTGGAGAGCTTCTCGAGCTCGGCCTCGACTTCTGCCGGCACAAAGACGGGAGGCTGGTTCTTGAGGTTCATGCAGCCTCCGGCTCGGCTGCTTTAGCGAGCTGGCGAAGCTGCAGCTCGAGGTAACGGCGCTTGTTGAGCTTTGCGCAGGCCGGCAGGGACGAGTTGAATTTCCCCGCGCGCCATTCTTCGAGCGCTTCCTGGTCGAGAGCACCGATCGCCAGCTTTATCTCTCGTTCGCGCGTCTCGAATGCGCGTTTGGCGCGATCGGCGTCGCGACACTTTGCGATAAGCTGATTTGCCTGGACGAACTGCCAGACCTCCGTCCAGATGTCAGACTGCGTCTTACATGTGCGATCGAGGCCGCGATGCTCGTCGCGCCGCGAATTTTCTTTTCGCGTTACCGGATTGGAATGGACTGTGTCCTCAGGCTGATCGTCTTTGCCGCGCATCCAGACGTGAAACTTACGATCTCCGATCGTCCAATGAACGCTGGCTTGGCCACCCAGGCCGCCTGTATGAACGTAGATGTTCTCGATCTTCGGTTTGGCCACGGTACCTCCGGTTCAGCAAAAATCGCGCTGGGTGATGTGGCGGGCGTTCGGAACGTGATGTCCGCGATAGATGTTGCGCTTGGTCGCGGCGCGCGCCTGGGCGTCACGCAGCAGCTCGCGCTCGCCCTCATTGAATATCTCGGGATCGATCCAGCGCGGGATCAGCCGCTTTTGCCGGGCAAATCCGGCCGTCATGGTCGCGACCACGAAGCAAAGGCTCCACGGCTGCTCGATCGAGACCATGGATTTCGGCAGCCACACGGCCTTGGCGCGATCGCCGCTGTCGGAAACCAGAAGCGCCTTGGCGGTCTGGTGGTGCACGACCAGCGCGAGGGCCGTCAGCCCCTCGAACGTGGGCGTGACCGGCCGGCGCCGATAGAAGGTCGAAGGCCGGCCTGGCGATTGCCAGTCGGGATTGGAGGGTCGAACGAGATACATGGCGATGGCTCCCCAGATTTGTGGGGGCCAAACTATTCACGTTCTGTGAAGTCGTCAAGCGCAAAAATCACATTGTGTGAACATCAAGATCACGCGGCGTGATTTTTTAGGCTGGTTTGGCGGCGACCGCCGCGCAGGCCGATTTCGTTGCCTGGCTATGGATGAATCCCATGCTAAAGCTGGCAATACGTTTCGAGCCATTGGCTGGTACGATCTCGAATACCGTCCTGGTATTCTGGTCGATCTCTGTACCGCTATTCGCGAAATGATGACACGTAACCTGAACGTCTTTGATTGCGAAGGGATTCTTGTTTTCAATGGTGAAGGACGCGCTGAACGTTACGTCCTGCTTCTGGAGGCTGATCTTGCTCAATACAACGTTACCGAGCAGCGGGGTTTCCGAGACTTTCTCTGGTGCCGCAGCGACCTGGGGTGCTGACGGCTTACCGGGCGCTTCTGGACCTGAGTTTGCAACGGAAGACGGGTTCGTCGGGTGCTGCAGATAAGCAACAATCATCAGCCCGCAGGCGATAAAAAAAATTGAACGAATGACCTTCTTGATCACGGCTTATTTTAAGCCTTTTTCGGCGTAGCCTGACGCATCTTCAGCCTGAGCGCGTGCGGCAGCTGGGCAGGATTGGCGCGGTAAATCCAGTCCAGTGAAAGGTCAAATTCATCACATAGCTTGTTGGCAACCGGCATGGTGATTCGCCTCTTGCCGCTCTCGTATTGAGACCAGCGGTTGGCGTCGATATCTAGCCTTTTGCACAGGTCTGCCGCCGATATTTCCAGCGCCTCCCGCGTCAATTTTACCCTATCTGCCAATGACTTGTTGGTTTCCGCCATGCCCCGATTGAACCTCACGGGGTGGCGAAATTCTATTGCCGTTATGTGACCGCTTGACACATTCACGTTCTGTGAACTATCTGGAGTCATGCTTAGAACAGTTGATTCGGTCATTGATGCCGTTGGTGGGCCGTCGGCGGCGGCCGCCCTAGCCGGCGTCTCGCTGCCGGCGGTCAGTAATTGGAAAAGCCGCGGGAAAATATCGGCCGGCAAGTTCGTGCTCTTTCGCGATGCTCTCGCCGCCATCGGCGAGCAGGCCGAGCCTTCTGTTTTTGGCTTTAAAGTCGAGGCGCGCGCATGACGCTGCGGCAGGCGAACAATCGTCCCCATGGTCTTCTACCCCAAGCTGTTTTGTGGCGCTGGTGGGGTAAGATGATGACATCACAACGGTTCCCTTACAATTTAAATCAGTTACCCAGTAACTTTGCACGCCGAGTGATGCTGCATTGCGATTTTGCAGGAAAATCGCGGCGTTCTGCATTTTGGATTTCAGCTCAATCGAGATCGTCACGGAGTTGTGTTGCGTTGTGGGGGTTGTGTTCATGGGCGAATCAAGCGGGAGGACGGCGCTTCCGTCCAGTTCCGAACGGGGAACACATGTTCCCAACTGTTCACCAAAATTTCGGAATGGCTTTGCGATCGCGGCGCGCGCTCTCTGGCCTCGCAAGACAGCAGCCGAGCTTGCTTATCGCGCCAACGTCAGCGAACGGGCCGCAAAATTCTGGCTCTCCGGCAAGCGCGAGCCTTCCGTCGATGCCGTCATGGTCATCGTGCAAGAGATACGTCCGCGCAAGCGAGCATAACGAATACCCCAGAGGCGCGAGGTACAGCTCGCAAGGCTCCCTCCGGAAAGGCCGTAGGCACTTCGGTGCTGATGACCAATCCCTCGCGGCACTCAGTGCGCGCCTCGCCAGTTTCAAATCCGCGCTGGCGCCAGCAATGGCGGCGGATACGACCACTGCCCCGAATTTCTCTGATCGTCCGGTCGCGGTGGTCGTCAGCCAATTCAATTCAGTTTCGGATGGCGGAGCATACAGCTCTCTACCCTCGGGAGAGAGTGAGCCCTCGGTGACGTTGGCTTTGCCGCCGTCCGAATTTAGTTCGGGCGGCGGCCTTGGCATCCAACAGCCCGGGTCACATACATCGGGCTTCGGTCGCATAGCGACGCCAGCTCGATCGGGAAGGGCGCGTGATCGCGCTATATGCCCCGCCGTCGCCCGATTCAATTTGCGGAGGGCGGCATGAAGCTGCGCTTAGCTCGTTTATTTCGATGGCTTGCCGCGCGACTGCACCGCGTCGCGAGCATTCTCAACGAGCGCGCTTATCGTCTCGAGCATGGCGTCGAATGCGGCGTCGTACTCTCCGATCCCCTCGGACGTCTTCTGGCGGAAATCCGTCAAAACATCCGCGATCGACAGCTCAATCCGACCGAGCGCCTTCAAGGCGGCCTCGCGATCGACGGTAGCGAAATCGACAGCCAGCGCGCTGAAGACGTCGCCCATCAGGTTGATCGCCATCCGTTCGCCGACGCTTCGTCCGTCGATGACCATCTTCGTTCCTCCTTCAAGAAGTTCCTCGATCAAAGACGAGGTCTTGAAGGACCGCAAGCTTTTCGGAGCCGTGCATGACCGCCCAGATCATCAACTTCACCGAAAAGCGCCAGGCGATCATCGACCGCCGCAACCAGTTCTATGCGCCGGCGTTGCTGCTTCCGGCCGGGATCGTCGCTTTCGGGGTGTTCTGGCTGATCGTCGGCGCCGCGGTGGTTCGCACCTGGCCTCATGTGAGGCTGCCATGACCATTGCCGGCATCATCTTGCTCTCGTGGATCGCCCTTAACATTGCGTGGCTGCCTTGGTGGCGCCCGCGTGCCGTCGACAACACAATTCCGGAGGCCGGGCTGGCTGAAAGCGCCAGCTAACCTTCGACCCAGTTCCAGTAGCATCACAGCGTAACCCTGACATCACCCCGAAACCAATCGCGCGAGATTTGCATCTTCGCGGAGCGAGAACCTATGTCCGAAAGAACCAGCGGAATTATGCTCATCGCGGGCTTCGTCACAGGCCTCTTCATTCTTGGCCTTGGCGCGCCGATCGACGATGCGCGCGCGCCGAAATGGTGCCGCGCGGCCAATGCCGGCGCCCTGTTCTCGCGTTGTGCCACGGTGGCGCAGCGATGATCGTCCTTATCCAGATTGCTCTCGTGGTCATCGCGCTTTGTATGGCGTGCGCGGTTTGGCACGCGGTTCGCCGCGCGCCTGGGATCGGACTGCGGACGCGACACCCGCAGTTCGATCCCTTCGATCACGCCTTCGGCGACGTACCGGGATTTTCCCGGGCGCAGCTCGATCGGTTCGAGGCTTCGTCTCGTGAACGGGCCAAACGCGACGTCCTGAATCGCTCTCTCGACATTTCACCTTCCGCCACCGCCCTCCGGCGGATCGCGGGCGGCAGGCATTCCGATGGCCCCTCGGGAGTGTCTGCTGCCCGCAACTCTTCGACGTCGCGAATGCAAGAATATTCGGACCTACGTGACGCAATAATTAATGGCGATATTTCGGCGCACCGTGCGCGCCAAATCGTGAATGGTGGCGCGCGATGAAACCCTTCGTCGGCACCGCCAATCTGCTCGCTGGACAAGCGGTCGCGCATGCCGAAGCGCTGCTCGATGGCCGCACTGAGGTGGCGCTGATCTCCGATCGGGTCGGCTTGCTCTATGAAGATCTCCGACGGCTGCGCGGCATGCAGACCGATCTGCCGACGAGCTCGATCCTCGACGCTGCCTTCATGCTGACGATGGCGGTGCGCAACGCGGCCAAAGCGGCAACTGCGGCACCTGGCGATGGGTCTGCAGATGCGCGTGGCGATCGCTGGCGCGATGCCGTGGCCTCGCTTGCCGACCACGTGCGCAAGGAATCTATAGCGCTGACCGAAGAGGGCCATTTCGCATGAGGCCGCTTTCCCAGGCACTGAACGACCTGATCAAGTGCGCCGAAGACATCGTGCATCGACCGGTGCTGCTGGCGGCCTATCCACCGGCATCGTTCTTCGACCTGGTCGGCGAGATTGATCTGGCCGATCAGCGTCCGGCCGAGAATTTTCGCACCACGCGCTCCGCCATGGTGATGTGTCCGGCGATCGAGAATTTCTACGCCGATCCGAAAGGCGACCATCACTGGCAGATGGTGATCGGCACCATCCTCCCTTTGCTGCGCACCGATGCCTATCAGCAGTTCCAGCACGAGCGCGAGAGCTTGAAATCGGAGGCCAGCCGGTGAGCGTGCTCCCTTTCAGCGCCAACCTTCCAGCGCCTCAGGTTCGCCAGAAGAATGCCGACGGGAGCATCGAGTTCGTATGCACCTGTTGTGGCATGAACGTGTTTTGCGCCGTCGACGACGGCTTCGAATTCCCGGTCTGCATGGAATGCCGCTGGTTTGGCGAGCGTCCGCAGATCAAGCGACCGGTGCGCTGATGGCCGATAAATCCCTCATCGAATGGACCGACGCGACCTGGAATCCGATCCGCGCGCGCAACAAGAAGACCGGCAAGGTCGGCTGGCATTGCGAGCACGCCACCACCGGCTGCGAGCATTGTTACGCGGAAGGCTTCAATAAGCGGCTCGGCACCGGCCTACCGTTCAAGCCCGGCCATCGCGACGACATTGAGATCTTTGTCGACCAGGAGATGCTGACCCAGCCGCTGCGCTGGAAAAAGTCTCGGATGATTTTCGTCTGCTCGATGACCGATCTGTTCGCCGATTTTGTTACCGACGAAATGCTCGATCAGATCTTCGCCGCAATGGCACTTTGCCCGCAGCATACGTTCCAGGTGCTGACGAAGCGCGCGAATCGGATGCGGGATTACTGCAGCCAGGACAGATGGGCGCTAGAGGATCGCGTTCACCGTCAGGCGCTTTCGCTCTTGAATAGCCACTATCCGGCGCATGACGAGAACTACGATCAGCACATTGCCTACGAACATCAGGTCCGCAAAGTTCCTACTGGCGGTTGCACGCCAATGCTTCCCCTTCCGAATGTCTGGCTCGGTGTCTCGGCTGAGCGCCAGGCGGAGCTGAACGAGCGCGAAGAAGATCTGCGCTACACGCCCGCTTCAGTTCGGTTTCTGTCGTGTGAACCGCTGCTTGGATCACTCGATGCCCGGCGTTCGCTGTATTCCGGTCAGATCCATTGGGTGATCGTCGGCGGCGAATCCGGTCCCTCGGCACGACCGATGCATCCGGCCTGGGCGCGCGGCCTTCGCGATCAGTGCGCGGCCGCCGGCGTTGCCTTCTTCTTCAAGCAATGGGGCCAGCACCAGCCGGTCGCTTTGAAGGATAACCACCAGATCAAACGCGACCGCTTCTATTTCGACGGTCGCAGCTTCAGCTTCCATCAGATTGAAGACTACGCGCTGGTGAACGTCGGCAAAAAGACAGCCGGCAGAAAGCTCGATGGCGTCGAGCATAATGGCTTTCCCCCGAGGTTAGCGTCATGACGCAACCGCGCACGATCGAAACCAAGGGCTATGCCAAGCTCGCAGTGCCGGCGACCTTCGGCAAGCTTCCGAAACTGGAATGGCTGTCGATCGGCTCGCTCATCGTCGATCCAGAATATCAGCGCGAGATCTCCAGCCTAGGCCGCAAAAACATCCGCCATCACTTTGCCCTTGAAGACATGTGGCGCGAATCCACTGCCGAGGCTGTGCGGATCAAGGGATCCTCCAGACTCGAGGTGCTGCAGCAAAAGCTGATCAAGAAGCTGTCTCGCAAATTGGAGACAGCCAAGTGACCATGCTCGCCGCCTACGATCGCGCCCGCACTGCATTGGCAGACGCCATCCGCGTCGACCAGGTGATGGCGATCCGCGACGAGCTCGAGCACGTCAAGCTCTATGCCCGGCAGATCCAGGACAAGGCGCTGCTCGCTGATGCCACGATCTTCCAGATGCGCGCCGAGCGCCGGTTGGGCATTCTACTAGCGGCCGCCAAGCAAACCGGCCAGATAGCAGAAGGCCGCAAGCCAAAGGATGAGAATTCCGAGCGGGTCACGCTGAAGGAAATCGGCGTCGACAAAAAGCTGTCTTCCAGAGCCCAGAAGGCTGCCGCACTAGATGATGACGCCTTTGAGCACCTCGCAGAAGGCGCGCGAGAAAAAATCCGCAGTGGCGGCGCCATCTTGGTTGACCCGATCAGTGCGGCCGCGCACGGCGACAAGAAGGAACATCGCGCGACACGGGAGCGCGAGCTGGCTTCCAAGCAGCAAGCGCTACCGGACAAACGCTACGGCGTTATTTACGCAGACCCTGAGTGGCGCTTCGAAGTCTATAGCCGCGAAACCGGCATGGACCGCGCAGCGGACAATCATTATCCGACGTCGGACACCGACGCGATCTGCGCCAGGCCGGTGCAGGATATCGCAGCCGCCGATTGCGTACTGTTTCTGTGGGCGACTGTTCCGATGTTGCCCGATGCGCTGCGCGTCACGGCGGCGTGGGGCTTTGCCTACAAATCCCATTGCATCTGGGCCAAGGATAAGATCGGCACCGGCTACTGGTTTCGCAACCAGCACGAACTGCTGCTCGTCGGCACCAAGGGCGACGTCCCGGCGCCGGCGATGGGAACCCAGTTTCCAAGCCTCGTCTCTGCACCAGTCGCAGCGCACTCGCAAAAGCCAGATGCTTTCTACGAGATCATTGAGCGCTATTTCCCGACACTGCCGAAGATCGAATTGAACGCGAGGCGCGCGCGATCGGGCTGGGATCGCTGGGGACTGGAAGCTGAGACGGAGGAGATGGCGGATGCCTGACAACATCGAGCAGCGGCTGGTCTTTGCCTATTCGCCGAACGGTACCGGCGATGGCGTTCCGCTTGTCGTCATTGGCCTTCCAGCAGGCGCCTGGGAACACATGCGCGACGGCAACACCACGCACGTCGACATGAGCAAGTTCGGCGTCAACCTCAAGCTGGTGCTGTTTGGCGGCGAAAGCCACGACGCGGTGATGAAGGTCCTCGAGCAGGCGACCTTCGCGCGCGGCGACGCCATTCTCGATGAGCGCCAGAAGGATTTCGGGATTGCGGAACTTGAGAAGGATCGCAAATGAGCGGACCAAAACTCTCAGATCAGATCTATGCCGCGCATGGGGTTTTGCGCCAGCAGCAACGCCTGACCGGCTGCATCAGCTTACTCCAGCGAAAGCTGGAGTGCTCCTATGACCGCGCCTCGCTGCTGATTGCCTTCCTGGAAGACGCCGCAGTGCTCGGGACGACCAACCATCTGGGCTATCGCCATTGGCTGATCGCCGACGTCACCGCAGCGGTCGAGCATCTGCGGGGGATGATATGACGGCATTGCCGACGCTAGCGCTCTCAGTTCGCCAACCCTGGGCCTGGGCGATCATCCACGCTGGCAAGAATATCGAAAATCGCGGCCACGTCGCGATCACCAAAGGCGGCATGAAGCGCGGCCGCATCGCGATCCATGCCTCCAAAGGCATGACGCAAGAGGAATACGCCAGCGCCTATGACTTCATGCGGTCGATCGACGTGGTCTGCCCTCCGCCTGGCGCGCTGATCCGTGGCGGCATCATCGGCAGCGTCGACGTGGTCGACATCGTCACCAGGAGCTCGAGCCGGTGGTTCTTCGGACCCCGCGGCCTGGTGCTGGCGAATACGCAGTCCTGCGAACCGATCCCCTGCAGTGGCGCGCTCGGATATTTCGAATGGAAGGAATCCGGCGCGATCGAGCGGCCGCTGAAATGGATGTTGCCGAAATCCGACGCCGAACAACCGGTGCAGGCTCAACCATCGGCTGATCTCTTTAGCCGGGCGGGAAAGTTTTGAAGTGATCGTGCGCCTCGGCGATTTTTAGGGGCAGGAGAAGAGAAGATGACTAACCACCCGAACCGATCCAAGCAACAGGTCGAGCGCGCTGTGCTCGTCACCACGACGCATCGCGGCGTTTTCTTCGGATATGCGCTCGATACCGAAGGCGCGACCATCAAGCTTCGCGCAGCGCGCAATTGCATCTATTGGCCGACCGAAAACAAAGGCTTCATGGGCCTGGCCAATATGGGTCCGGTCAAGGGCGCTCGCGTTGGCCCTGCTGCTGATATCGAATTGCGCGACATCACTTCGGTTGCCGAGTGCACGACGGCTGCTGTGTCGGCGTGGGAATCGGCGCCATGGAAGTGATCACGGAAGCAAAACTCGTGCGGGGCGAAGTCCCGCACTCATTACTCTCTGGCTATGGCTATGGCGATGGCGCTGGCTATGGCTCTGGCTATAGCTATGGCTCTGGCTATGGCGATGGCTCCAAAGAATATTGGCTGGCCACTATTCCGTGCTTCGCCCGGAAGTGGCCAGACACTTCTCAAGCTCGCTTGCGCGAGCTTCAGGAAGCTGGAGCTACGATCGCCTTCTGGCGATCGGACAAGAACGGTTGCGCAAGCAACGGCGGGAAAAATGATCCCGTTGCGCCTGGCACTGTCGAGACCATCAAAGGTCCTCTTCAGATCTGCAGCAAGAACGCCCTGCATGCGACGTTCGTGCCGCCGAAGTGGAAGGGCGAACGCTGGTGGATTGTCGCTCTCATCGGCGAAGTTCAAACCGATGAGGACAAGGTCGGCGCACTGCAGCGCGAAGTCATCGGGGAGTGTCTGTGACCAACCAGCGTCTCAGCAATCGGCAGATCGCGACGTTAAAGCACCTCGCGGTCTGCTGCTCGAACGGCGGCCAGGTCACGCTGACGCACGACCAGCGCGAAGCGATGGCGCCTTTATGGCGGCGTGGCCTTGTCGAAATCTGGTTTCGTTGCGTTCCTGACGAAGGCATGACGAGAAGCCCGTTCTTCCGTCCCAGCGAAAGTGGCTGGCGTCTAATCAGTTCAATTTTGGGCGCCCGAAACGATCGGGAGGCCGCATGACCCGCCAACGCCCAGCCAATCGCCGCTCTCACGAGACGATCGAGCACGATCGCCAGCGCTACAAGATCGGCTTGGGTCGCGATTTCCGGAACGGTCAATTCGGGCCCGTGATCGAAGTCTTCCTCAACGCCCAGCAAGTCAATTCGCAAATCGATGTCTTGGCCGGCGACGGCGCCATCCTGATGTCGCTGTTGCTGCAGCACGGCTGTCCGCCTGAAGTCATCGCTCACGCCATGAAGCGCAATCCCGACGGCTCGCCGGCGTCTCCGCTTGGCCGTGCGGCTGCATATCTGATCGAGAGGGGCAACGATGTCGGGTAAAAACTTCCATGCTTATCCGGTTAACGCACACAAACGCTAGGAGCTACTAGATGTTGAGAGGACTAACCGATGACTGACGACGCGATCAAACACATGGTCAACCGTTTTCTTGGCTGGAAGCTGCCTGAAAATTTCAGTCCCGACGCCGGGATCAGCTTCAAGGCGGCCTTCAATGAGCACACGGCTCACCCGATGAGGCACGAGCCGACCGGCACCAACCTTTTTGACGCCACGCAGGCGGACGCGATGGTGCGCTACATGGTCGAGGGAAGCGACGATTTCCGATGGCTGATCGAAGCGCCCGGCCCGCGCTATCTTGCTGTGCAACGGCTTCAAATGTCCGACAATTTCGAGTGGACCGTCGACCATAACAGGGCGCTGGCCTTCCGCACGCAGGATCAAGCCGACGCGATGATGATGGCTGTCAGGCAGATGGACCGCCAGATTAACGGCTTCGATAAAGGGCTATTCGCCTTCGAAGCATCGCTCGGCAACGCGAGGGCGGTCGAGCATGGCTGGCACTGACACAACATCTAGGGCCGTGTGTCCAAACCGGATAAGCATGAAAACTTCGATCATAGCTTGGCAGTTCTTATGGGCCGCGTCGTCACGCTGCTCGAGGACCCTATTGTCCGTCGCCCTAGCACGTCTCACGATCGAGAATTTCAGATCATGGTGGTTCGGCTGGCTGAAGAACTGGCGCTGTTGCAGGCTGAAACTGGCTCCCGCTCACCGGAGAACATCATCTCAGTCGCAGTGCAGTCGCAGGTGATCGATAAAAGATACCGCGATCTGAAGGCAGTGTCTGACGGAAAGCGCAGCTTGCGCATCTTCCTGGAGATGTTCGCTTTCGTCGCCGCATGGAATTTCATTCAGAGCGGCTCGTGGATAGAGCTAACCGCCTGCCTCGCGTTAGGTCACATCTGTGCCAGGTGGCGAATATGACCGACATCGAGCGCCAGATCCTTCTCAACCAGATCGCAATTCTTGAGGCGTTGGTGCCGTACACCAAGCCGGGTGCGGGTAGCGCGCGCGAGCTCTTGCGCCAGCGCTACCACGATACCGCAAAACTCATCCGCGAAAAACAGGGAGGCTGACGATGTCCGAGCTCGAATGGTATCCGGCCGATTGGGTTGACGAATCCCGCCCCCCATCGAAGGCATCTCCGCAGGAATTCATCGTTCAGTATGGTGACGAATGTCTGCTCGGCTATCGCCCGAGCGACAAGGGCGTCGGCCAGGACGATGTCGAGCTGTGGAACCAGCCGCTCAAGGCCGGCGACGTCGTCCAGTTCGTGTCCTGCGATCGCTTGCCTGACGTCGAAGCGACGCTGCGACATGACGGCAGCTACGAGCTGCACGGCAAGATCGATCCCTCGCACAACGTCGTCATCGTCGACGGCGATATCGACACGCTCCAAGGGAGTTTCGACGCGTTGATCAAGGACATCAAGTCGCCCGAGGATCCGGAATTCTCGGTCCGCGAGATGATCTTTGCCGAGGATGAGACAGAAACGCGCGTCACGCTCCAGTTCGCCAACTGGTCCGACCCGCAATCCTTCCTGTTTGAAATCGTCAACGGCCAGCCGGTGTTCACACCGGTTCCCCCACAAAAGAACTGAGGAGATTGAACATGCATATCGATGTTCCACTGAATCGACTGAAGTTCGGCCAGGATGACGGCGCCGGCATCAATGCCCGCGTTGCCGGCCGGCTGGACGGGATCGAGGCGCTTGCCGCGAACCTGCACGCCAATGGCCAGATCGAGGATCTGATCATCAAGCGGTTCGATGAGTTCTTTTTCTCCGTCTCCAACGGCAACCGTCGCCTGGCGGCCTTCCATATGATCTACGGCGAGGACAGCTCACAACCGATCGGCTGTACGCTACATGAGGTCGACGAGACCAAGGCTTTTGAGTTTTCGCTGACGACCGCAATCACAGCGCAGCAGCTGCATCCCGTCGATCAGTATGAGGCCTTCGCGCGACTCGAGGCGCATGGCAAGACGACCGAAGAGATCGCGCTGCAATACGGCATGTCGGAAAAGGAAGTGCGCCAAGCGCTCGCACTCGGCCGGCTATCGCCGAAGATCCGCGCAGCGTGGCGCAACGGAGAGATCAAGGCTGACGTCGCTAAGGCGTTCACGCTTGGTCTTGACCACAAAACGCAGGACAAGATCTACGACAAACTCTCGAAGGGCGGAGCGATCTTTGAAAGCTACGTCAAGCGAGAGCTTGGCGCTGATGCCATAGACGACGACGTCGCACAGCTGCTCGGCTATGTCGGTGCCGAGGCCTACCGTTCCGCCGGCGGGATCGTCACTGAAGATCTATTCGGCAACTCGCATATCATCAGCGATGAAACGCTATTGAAGCAGATGGCGCGTCGGGCGCTCGATGTGAAGTGCGAGGAACTCAAAGCCGACGGCTGGGGCTGGGCCGAGATCGAATCTGACCTTCCACATGGCGCGCGCTTCTGGTCGCAATCGCAGCCCAAAGAGCTCTTGTACGAGGATGATGAGCAAGAGCGCGCCATGAAGCTCCGCGCCGAGATCGAGCAACTCGAGGACGGTGAAGATTATAGTGCTGAAGCGGATTACAAAAAGGAAAAGCTGGAAAAGGATCTCGATCTCATCGAGAGCGCCGTTCGGCCCCGCAGCTTCGAGACTAAGAAAAAGAAGCAGACCGGCTGCATCGTCGATATCGAAGACGGCCGTCTGGTCGTTCTTTATGGGGTGAAGCGACCGGCAGAAGCCAACGCCTCGCCCACGTCGTCGAAAGCCAAGCCAGCCAAGCCTGAGACGCCGGCAGAGGCCGACGAAGAGGATATCTCTCAGGCCTTGTTGCATCGACTTTCGATCCAGCTGACCAAAGCCGCGTCGACCGCGCTGATTATGGACGAGCAGCTAGCGCTTTCCGTTCTGCTCGCCGGCGCAGGCTGCTACAGCAATTGCGGGGTGAAAGTGCATGTTAGTGGTCTCGGCGGTCGCGGCGATCGGCGCGGTCTGCTTGGCGCTGAAGACATGAAACGCGCATTGCCGCTCGCGACAAGGCTCAAGCCGGCCGAGCGCATCACGCTTCTAACCCAGCTCGCAGCCAATGCGCTCGATTTCCAGCATTCATCTCACGATCACAACGATCCTCACGAGGGCGCAATGGTGATCGTCGATGCGATCGATGCTAAGGCATTCAACGCTGCTGCACGTGGCGCCTTCGACGCCAAGGACTATTTCGCGGGCGTGAGCAAGCTTCTCTCTCTCAAGGCGATCGAGGAATCACTCGGACCGGATCTGGCGCGACAGCAGGCCAAGAAAACCAAGCCGGAAATCGTCGCATTCGCTTTGGAGAACGTCCCGCCGACCGGTTGGCTTCCGCTTCAGCTGCGCGCCAAGGGTTATGACGGTCCTCCGAAAGGCAAAGCAAAGCTAGGTCCCTCGGATCACAAGAAGAAGCCAGTTTCGAAGAAAACCGCGCCGAAGAAGGCCGCCAAAAAGACACCTGCCAAAAAGCGCAAGGCGGCCTGATCACGGCATCACCGGCAGGGGCTAAGGACAATGGGCGGGGAATTGCATGAGGGCGTGGTGGCGTTTCGACCGCTCACGCTCGGCCGTGAGGCGGTGATGCTTGGCCGCGTCACAGTCGGCGAGATCATGCCGCACGGTAACCGCACCTGCTTCCGGCTCACGCTTCCTGAGGCCAGCGCGACCGCCTGGCGCCCTGCAGACGACATGGCCGAGGCGCGGCGCCTGGTGCTGATCAAAATCAACGACTGGCTGAATGCCGCAGATCTGCGGCCGAACGGGGGAAGATTCTCATGAGTCCAAGAGAGCTGGACCTGTTCGACTTCGCCGCATCGGGTGGGCCTTCGCCGGTGCCGATCGTCATAGGAGACGTTGCCCCGTCGACCCTGCACTGGCTGGTCGTTACCACCAAGCGAGCTCGCACCGGCTGCGGGATAATCGCTTCGAGCTATCAGATGTCGACGCGCATTGCTATTTGCGAAGATGGCGCTGAGATCTGCTGCACGCTCGATGCCTATAGCGACAAGGTCACATGTCAGGCCTGCAAGGAGGCAATCTAATGGCGACCGGACCAACAACGGCGATGACCGAACGGGAGCGCGAAAAAGCGGAAACTGCGATTCAAAAAATTCTCGTTGATCTCGAGGAAAAGACCGCACAGCGGATCGATAGCGTCGACGTCGACACGCGAAACTTCGCAAACTGCAAAATAGAGATCTTCTTCCGATGACACAAAACCTCGCCGTAAAACAAACTTGCCAAATCTCGATCGAAGCGGCGATGCGCAAGCTACCGCCGGCTAAGTCGACCACGCTGGACCGCATGCGGGATGCCGCATTCGCCGAGGCCTCGCGGGTTGAATCCAGCCAGCTGACGCTGCTTGCTGCAGGGTTGATCGACGTGCCTATGCCGTCGCAGATCCAAAAGCGTGACGACCTGTTCGGCGTGGTGCAGCTGATCGACCTCATTCTCTCCGACCATGTCCTGCTCGATCGGATCAAGGAACGTCGGCGGGCGCAGAAGGCAGCCGCGCCGGCGCCGGTCGCTACCGGTGATGAAGAGATCGAGGTCGCTGCGTGACTTCACTCGACGACGCATACGAGGCCTGGCGTCGTCGGGCACTCGATTCCAAGATACTCGACGTGGCCCAAAGCGGGATCGTTAACGCGAAGCTGCGAAAGAAGTCGCGCGAGTACGTCGGACCGTGTCCGCTATGCGGCGGTGGATCTGATGCGAAAGGCGCCAGGCGCCAGGCGGACGGCTTTTCGGTCAATCCCGCGAAAGGCGTCTTCAATTGCCGCCGCGGAGGCGTTGGCGGTGATGTTATCGCCATGGTGATGCACACCTGCGGCGTACCGTTCCTGGCCGCGTGCGAGCTGATCACCGGAGAACCGCCGCCGGCGCGCGGCAGTGTCATCACGGAGGAGACGCGCAAAAAGAGCGAGGAACTGCAGGCCGAGGCGGCCGAGCGCGAACGCCGACGGATTGAGGATGACAACATCTATCGGCAGCGCGAGATCCGGACCGTTCGCGACATCTATCAGCATGCCCATTCGTTCGCCGGCTCCTCGGCGGAGATCTATGCCGGCATCCGTGGTTTGACATTTCCTCCGCCGGCCGCCTATCGCGCAGAGCCGATCAAGTGCGTCGAGGCGATGCCCTACCACGTCGACAAGGACACGATTGTGCATCGCGGGCCCGCGATGGTGGCGCCGATCATCAATGCCGGCCGTGAATTCCAAGGGCTGCATTTCACCTATCTCGATCTCGATCGGCCGAAAGGAAAGCTGCAGCTCGAGCACGAGGGCGAACTGCTCGACGCCAAGAAGTCGCGCGGGTCAAAACAGGGCAATTTCATCGCGCTTTGCGGTCCGCCGCGGCCGAAGTTCCTGGTGATAGGTGAGGCGATCGAAAAGACGATCGCAGTTTATATGGCGCTGGAGTCGACGGGACGCGATCTCTCGACGAGCGCAGTCTGGTCCGCATGCGACCTCGGTAACCTGGCAGGTAAGGCCTCCGGCACGGTGACTCATCCGATGCTGAAGAGCGAGAAGAGCGGTAAGCCTATCAAGGTGCCGGGCGGCACGCCCGACCTGACCACGCCTGCGATCGACATCCCCGACAGCGTGTCAGATCTGGTGCTGCTTGGCGATTCAACATCGGATCCGTTCTCCACGAAACTCGCGATGGAGCGCGCCGCGACCCGTTACGCCAGGCCGGGGCGCACCGTGCGCATCGCATGGGCGCCGGCCGGCTCCGATTTCGACGATCTCTTGCGTGAGACGCGCGGGGATGAGATCGCTACTATAGCGGCCCTCGAGCGCATCGCCGGCATTGTCGACGCGGCACCAATCTTCGAGGAGCAAGCGCCCGCCGAGTCTATAGATCCCGCCGCGATCGCGGAAGCCATCCGCAAGTTCGGCCTGGCCGAGCTCAACGGCGCGATCGCAAGGGTCAAGTCGGCCGAGGGCGAAGCACGCGTGCTGATGCTGCAGGCCTCGAGCCAGCGCATTGGATCACTGTCGGCCGCCAGCGCCCTGCACGAGGGCTTCGCGCGGGCCGCGCTCGAGGAGGCGGCCGCTGGATGCGGCCTGATACGCGACGATGGTGTCCGCGCGGTCAAGAAGGTGATCGCAGACGCGGTGAAGCTCGGCAAAAAGCTGCCCGCGGATCTCGATCATGTGCGTCGCGAAGCGACCGCACTGAAAGTCGGCCGCGACCAGCGGCCGTCCGAACATCCTTCCCCTGCAGTAGACGGTGATTTTTCCGAGCCTTCGCCTTCCACTTCTTTTTCGTCTTCCGCTTCGCCCCCCCGTTCCCCCGTAGGGGAAAAAAACGACCCTCAAACCCTCGCAAACGATGACGGTGGCGACGACAAACCGCCGGATGAAACGATCAGCGAGGAGACGTTCCGGTATTGCGCGAGCCTCGATCACTCGGACGTCGACAACGGCAAGCGTCTACTGGCTTATTTCGGCAACGATATTCTGGTCCGGCAGGAAGACGATGTCGAAGCTGGCCAAATGCTTGCCTGGACCGGAACGCACTGGGACTTGTCCGGAGGAACAGCGGGCGCGCGCCTGGTCGCGCAGCGCGTCGGCGATCTCATCAAGCTGGAAGCCGATTTCATCGAATTCACGCCGTCCGAGGAACGCGCGATCAGAGAGGGAGAGGCGGCCGCGAAAGAGCTGAAGGATATCGACACAGATTCCGACAAGCCCGAAACGCGCGCGGCGATCGCTCTGCTGAATGAATTGATCAAGACCGCAAAGAAAGCTCGCTCGGCCAGATCCTCTCGCCGCACCAACCATCGAAAATGGGGTGTCGGTTCGAAGAACGCCGGCCGGATTTCGAACATGCTGAAAGAAGCCGCGCCGCACCTGCGCCGGCATCCCGATGCCTTCAATGCCGACCCGCTCAAGGTCGCGACGTTGACGCACACGTTGACCTTCGTGCCGATCGATGATCCTGACAATCCGGATCCAAATGGCAGGCGTTCGCTCGTCGTCGACGGCCGCGTGCAATATCGGCTGGTGGCAAAACGCGGCCACGTTCGCGCCGACATGCTGACCGCCGTCATTCCCTATGCCTACGATCCAAAGGCGTTCGCGCGCGAATTCAACGTGTTCCTCGATCTGTTTCAGCCGGAGCCGAAAAAGCGGCGCACCATCCAGCAGTTCTCAGGCATGAGCCTGACATCGCAACCGGTGCAGCGGGTGATGTATCACACCGGTACCGGCGGCAACGGTAAGAGCGTTTACCTCGAGGTGCTGGCCCGCGTGTTCGGCGACGGGCTGTCGGTCGGGTTACCCGCGGAATCCGTTTCCGGCCAGGTGCAGAACAATCCGAGCGCGCCAACGCCTGACATCGCGCGCTGCTATGCCAAGCGCTATATGCGCATCGCCGAATTGCCGAAAGACGCGCCGCTGAAGATGGAAACCATCAAGAAGCTGACCGGCGGCGAACGCTGGCCCGTGCGCACGATGTACAAAGGTTATTTCGAATTCAAGCCGACCGGCAAGCCTCACATGAGCGGCAACGGCGAACCGAAGTTCGATGGTTCCGACGGCGGCATGCAGCGTCGCCTGGCGATCGTCGAATGGTCGGTAACGCTTCCAACCGAAAAGCATCGTGACTTCGAGGACGTCGTCACCGAGATCGTTGCGGGCGGATCGGGCATTCTCAACTGGCTGATCGAAGGAGCACTGGATTTCCTCAACAATGGCTTCATCCTCTCAGACGACGTCTTGAAGACGACAGCCGACCACTTCGCTGAGATGGACCCTTGCGGGCAGTTTATAGCCGCGCACGTGCGTCCGGATGTCGGTGGAGCAGGTGTGACCGGTCGCGCGATGTACGTGGCCTACAAGGCCTGGTGCGAGGTCAACGGCATGGCGAAGATGTTCGAGACCCGTTTCGGCCTCACCATGAAAAAGAAACTGACACGCGACGACACCAAGCGGGTGCACGTCTATGTCGACGTCGCGCTGCACGATCTGCCTCAGACCGAAGGCCGAGGCCAACCACCACCGCACGAACAACCGCCGAACGAAGGGATGGAACGTGAGCCGTTCTGATCATCTGTTGCGAAAACGCCACCGAGGGTTGGCGTCATTGCGAGGGTCCGTCGAGGGTTTGCTAAAAACCCTCGCGCGTCGAAATATGCCTACAACACAAGCGTTTCCGCGTTTTGTGCGAGGGTTGCGAGGGTCTCGCGCGCGCATACACATGCGAGGAGGGGCGCGGGGCCGCACGGGGAGGGCGGAGGAGAGAGCGAAGCGCATCAGTAAACTGACTCAGGCATCACATGGGAAAACCCTCTCTACCCTCGCGTTTTCTTACTAACAAATTGAAGAAGAAAGACAAAAACCCTCGCACTTGCTTTCTTAAACTCTCTCTAACCCTCGCAAACCCTCGCAAAGAAAGTTCTATCGATGTGAGTTTCATTAAAACGGTTCCTGGGCAGAACAGTTTCTCAAGCGAAAAACCCTTCCAGATCGGAAGGGTTTCTGACGGCCAGCAAATCGGAGGGCATTCGGCAATGTTGGAGCATCACGAAAATGGAAAAAGTGAAGATGGACATCGAGCTCCTGCTGCGATGGGTATACGTCGACGAACTATCGAAGCGGCAGTGTTCCGCTGCGGAAGGCATCTGGGATAAAATTCAGGACTATTCGAACCATGGCGGCGTCGACAGTGGGCATGGCGCCGCGCAACGCTATTCGCATTTCGGTTTGCCTGACAAAGACGCGGAGCGAATTGAAGTCGCGGTCTCAGCGCTCGGCGAGACCGTGATCGACTGGAAAGTGCATTTCGACGCGATAGCCGGCGATCTCACAGGTTTGATCTCGATCAACGATGTTGTGCCGGTGCACAAGCGAGGGGGTAGGACGACGGAAGTGGGGTGGGGCAACGCCGGCAATAAAGCCCTGAAAGCGTTCTTTGGCGACAAGGGCGCCACTCTCTTCGTTGACCGTCCGCGCGATGTGCTGATGGTCGGTAGCGTCAAGACCGGCGTGTTGGTCACGGCACATGCGATCAAGGGTACGCGACCCGACTGGAACGATGTGCCCCTTCCTGAAATGACCCCGTCGCAGTTCAAGCCGCAACACGCTGCAATCGTGGGTGAATGCCGCGGCAAAAACCTTTACTCGCTGGGATCGCATTGCCCGGTGACCTGGTCGCCGTCGCCGCTTTCCGTCCTGATGGTCCGTGCCGACTATTTCGCCTGGCACCAGGCTCTCGTAAAGCTGGCGGCAGAATTGGCGCTAGAAAAGTTCGAAGCATTGCCGCCTAAGGCCGCATCCGCGCCTTGGATAGACAGCGACGAATGGATTTCGCGCATCATCCCAGTCAAGTTTGGCTATGTCGGCCCGATGCGAACGCTGCCTCTGAAGCCGGATCGCCCGCGAGCTGGCCCTCCCCCGCGACGTGGGATTGAGCCGGCCGTGGAAACCGCGAAGTAGGGGGCTTGCGTTTTGGGGGCGACTCATTGACATGATGCCAACCATCGGAACTACGTCCAGCGCCCGCCCCGGAAACCCCGCGGCGGGCGCAGCCGCTTTTGGAGAGCTTCATGGGCTGCCGCTGCAATGAACGTAAGCAATCGCTGCGGCGCGCCGTTGTGAATGCCGGAAATGGTCAGGTTCGCTCGGCCATGAACGAGCTGGCCCGATCGGCGCAAAGCTTTGCGCAAGATGCACGTTCCGCGCAAACTCGCCGCGAAATGCTGACGAAGTTGCGGACGCGTCGCTGATGTTTGAGATCTCGGCCGACGTTTCGTCGCTGATCAGCGTCGAAAAGGTTTTGCGCCAGCTCGGCAATCAGATGCCGCATGCGATCCGCCGCGCGGTGAACCACACCGGCGACAAGATGGTCACGCTGGTTGCGCGGTCGCTGGCCAAGCAAACCAGTGTCAAATACAGCACGGCGAAGAAAGCACTTCTTGTGCAGCGCGCGAGCTACGACCAGGGCAGCTTTCGTATCGCGGCGCGCGGTGGATATATCCCGCTGAAGGAATTCAGTGCGCGACAGACCAACCGCGGCGTCTCGGCCAACGTATGGGGCAAGCGTCGCGTCTTCCCTCATTCATTCATCGCGCCGTCATTGGGTGGTCAGGCCTTCATCCGGATGGGGAAGGGCCGCAATCCCATCCGCAAGATGTGGGGACCGGCGCTGCCTGCCGAGATGGTCAAGGGCGAGACGGCTGCGATGTTTCTCGCCACCGTTGCCACCGAGCTGCCGGCGCGGGTCGAACACGAGGTCGCGGCGCTCCTGGCCGGGCATGCCCCCCGGGGCTGAGGCCCTCCGCCCCTCCTGCGCCTGTCGCAACGCAATATAGCCGCGGGTCCTCCCCCGGCCACCACCCCCTGCGACTCCGCAGCAGCCCGAGTTATCGGCAGACACAGCGCGATTTTGCAGCCTAAACAACCAGTTTTGGGGGCCTAAACAGCTAAAGAGCGGCCTAAATTCGAGAAACCCGATGGAGTCCGGAGCCGCATTGGCCGCGTCGCCTGATCCTGATGTGATTTCGAAGGGCACCTTCGCTAAACGCCGCAACGTCTCGCCTGGTCGCGTGTCGCAGTGGATTTCGGAAAAGAAAATCTCCGGCGCTGCGATTGTCGGCGAGGGGCGTAACGCGCAGATCCGCGAGAGCATCGCGGTCGCACAGCTGAACCGGAAACTGGACATCGTCCAGCGCACCGGCAACGGCTTGATGACCAGGCTGGACGCTCTCGCGCCGGCGCCCGCTACACAACCGGTTTCAACGCCGCTTGCGCCGCCGACCGAACCTGCAGCTGATGCTGTCCGCCTCGATCCGATCGAAGAGAAGATCAAGCGCGAGCGGCTCGAGCAGCTCCGCCGACAGAACCGTAAGAACGCCGAGGAAGAGGCAACCCGCGCGGGCCTTCTGGTCAACGCCGAAGCCTCGCAGGCTCAATTCGGCAAGATCGCGGTCCAGCTGGTCACGATTTTCGACGGCGCGCTGTCGAGCTTCGCGGCGTCGATCGCCGCGCGCTTCCAGGTGCCGCAGCGTGACGTGCTGCATCTGCTGCGAAACGACTTCCGTAAGGTGAGGGGAGACGCCGCTGCGGCGGTCCGCCGTGTCGCCGAACAGATGCCGGCGACGATCGAGCAGGAACTGGCCGCTGACGATGAAGCCGACGGCGACGAATGACGATCCAGATCACGAACGCCGATCGCCTGGCGATGGAAGCCGCGGCACTTGCGCTCGATCCACCGCCGCCGGTTGATTTCATCGCCTGGGCCGAGAGCAACATCGTATTCACCGATCGGGAATCGCCGTTCCCCGGTCCGTATAACCGGAAGCTGTTTCCGTACTTCGACGAAGTCTTCCGAGCGCTCGGTCCGGACGATCCCTGCCGCATCGTCACGGTGGTCGGCTCTGCTCAGGTCGGCAAGACTGTGGTGGGCAACGTCTTCACCGCCGGTTCGCTGGCGCTGGACCCTTGCGATTTTCTGTATACGCATCCAACTGAGGACAACGCGCGGCGCTGGTCGAAGCTGAAGCTGGCGCCGATGCTGCGAGGGACCACGGCGCTAGCGCGGATCTTTCCGCAGAAATCGCGCGACGGCTCCGACGCAATCCTGATGAAGGAGCACAAGGACGGCCTCGGCTGCATCCTGATTTCGGGAGCGAACTCGCCGTCATCGCTGTCTCAGGTGTCGATGCGCCGCCAGGCGCAGGATGATCTCTCGAAATGGGAGATGAATTCCGCGGGTGATCCGGAAGCGCAAGCCGATAGCCGGTCGCGCGCTCATGAGTTCGCGAAGATCCTGAAGCTGGGCACTCCGCTGGTGATGCCTGGCTGCCGCATTACGCGGGCCTATGAACTCGGCTCGCAGGAAAAGCCGTTCGTTCCGTGTCCACACTGCGATGAATTCCAGGTGTTGGAATGGGAGAATATGCTGGCGGCGCTCGATCCGGAACATCCGGAGCTCGCGCACTTCACCTGCACCGCGTGCGGATGCGAAATCGAGGAGCATCACCGCCCGCAGATGCTGGCGCGGTTGCAGTGGCGAGCATCGAATGAGAACGCGCGCCGGCAGCATCGCTCCTTCTGGATCTGGTCGGCCTATTCGTTCCTGCAGAGCTTCGAACGGATCGCCCGCGAGTGGCTGAAGGCTAGAGGTGATGCCGCCTCCGAACAGACGTTTTCGAACGACACCGCCGGTCGCGCCTATCGTACCCAGGGTGAATCGCCGCCATGGGAGAGTTTGCGCGATCGCGCCGCGCAATCCGATTATGCCCGGGGAACACTTCCACCCGGTGCGCTGGTGATCTTCATCGGGATCGACTGTCAGATCGACCGCGTGGAATGGCAGGCGGTGGCGTTCGGAAGAGATCGCCGACGATTCGTTGTCGACTACGGTGTCATTCCCGGGCACATCTCCGAGCCGGTGTGCCAGGATCGGCTCGACGGGCTCCAGAAACAGACATGGCCGAATGCCTTCGGTCACCGCATCGGCATCGAGATGACGGCGATCGACGGCAACGCCTGGACAGAGGAAGTCTGGAGCTTTGCCAAGCGACATCCGGCGTCGAAGCTGATCATGGTCCGCGGCCGGGGCGAGGACTCCGCGCCGCTGCTGGCCAAGGTCAAGAAAGAACGCAACGAGCGCACCGGAAAGTTGCTGCGTTATTCGAGCCGCTTCTTCAATTTCGGAACCTCCGTGCTGAAGATGGCGCTCTATCGCAACGTGGCGAAGCCGGATCCGCTTGTCCGCGGCTATGTCGCTTTCCCGCGCGGCCTCGATGACGAATATTTCCGGCAGTTCACTGCCGAGCGCCGCACGCCCGAAAAGAATCGCCAGGGTTTCGTGGTCTATCGCTGGACCAAGGACCCCGCCCAGGCCAATGAAGCGCTGGACACCCATCTGCAGGCGGAAGCCGCCGCGATCAAATGGGGCGTCCGCGGACTTCCTGACGCGATCTGGAACCGCATGGAAGCGGAACGGGAAACCCAGGCATCGGCGCCGCAGGGTGATCTTGAGGATCTGTTGCGCGCGCCGGCCCTTCCGGTAGCCGCGCCGGCTGCCGCTTCGCCAGCGCCGTCAGCGCCGGCTACCACGCCCGCCAAGGACGCGCCGTCATCACGTTACGCCCGCCGTGTCTCGCGCTCCGATTACATGGATTGAGTATGCCCGATAGTTTGGCCATCCTGAACGCTAGGCGTGATGCGCTGAAGCGCGCGCTTGGCACCGGCGCGCACGAAGTCGCCATCGGCGATTACAAGCAGACCTTCCGGTCGGTGGCCGACATCCAGGCCGCGATCAAGGACGTCGATACCGACATCGCCGACCTGCAGGGCACAAAGATCACGCGAAACTATCGCTTCACCAGCCAGAAGGGGCTGTGATGCGTGATGGCCTCGATGCGTCCTGGCGTGGTCTGAAGCCGCGCGTGACGCTGACCGATCGCATCGGCCGCGCCGCTATCGGAGCGATCTCGTCCGGATACTCCGGCCTTCGCGCGATGATGGGTGACGGTTTAGGTACTGTCGCGGACGGTGTCGGGCTCGAGGCTGGCCGGATGGGCCGGCGGATGCGCGGCTGGCTGCCGACGCGCGTTCATATCAACAGCCTGATCTCACAGTCGGGTCTGACGACGCTCGCGCGGGCAAGGTTTCTAGCGCGTAATAACGCCTACGCCACTTCAGCCGTCGAGTGCTTCACGGCCAACCTGGTCGGCACCGGGATCCTGCTGAACTGGAAATCGCCGATCGAGAACCTTGAAGACGCGGCGGCGCAAAAGAAGGATGTCCAGGATCTCTGGAATCGCTTCGTCGCCGAGGCAGATTCGGAAGGAGTGGGCGATTTCTACGGTATGCAGAGCCGCGTCGCGGCCGAGTTGTTCGTCGCCGGCGAAGTTTTCGTGCGCAGGAGGCCGCGCCGTCTGACCGATTCGCTCGCGGTACCGCTGCAGCTGCAGCTATTGCCGTCGGAGATGCTGCCGGTGTGGCTGACGATGCCGCTTGAGAACGGCAATGTCATTCGCCAAGGCATCGAATTCGATAAGCGCGGCCGCCGCATCGCCTATCACTTCTGGAAGGCCCATCCGGGCGACCAGACGGTGATTCCGAAATGGGGCGAGCGCGTCCGGATTCCAGCTTCCGAGATCCTTCACGTCTTCGCGCCGATGGAGGCCGGACAGATCCGCGGGCTATCGCGATTGACGCCGGCGATCATCCCGCTGTGGATGCTCGACCTCTATGACGACGCCGAGCTCGATCGCAAGAAAACCGCGGCGCTGTTCTCGCTGTTCATCAAGCGCGCGGATCCCGATGGCGAGTTCTTTGCCCAGGAACAACAGCGCCTGAAGGAATCCGGTCCGGAAGGTGGCGACGCGGCAACGGCCGATGTGAAGCTGGAGCCTGGCTCGGCGCAGGTGTTGATGCCCGGCGAGGAAATTCAGGTCGCGGCGCCCGCCGATTCCGGTGCATCCTATGAGCCTTTCATCTATCGCACGCTGACGCGAATTTGTGCTGCTCTAGGTCTGCCTTATTCCGGCGTCACCGGCGACAAGCAGAAGGCGAACTATTCCAACGAACGCTCCGCGCAACTCGACGCGCGTCGAAGGTTTGAGACGCTGCAGGATCGCTGCATGATCTTCCAGTTCTGCCGCCCGGTCGTCTACTGGTTCCTCGCCGCGGCGCATATCGGTGGTGCGCTCGACCTCGAGGGCTATGCCGATGATCCGGCGCCCTGGCACAACGTCGAGCATATTCCGCCGAAGTGGAATTGGGTCGATCCGCTGAAGGACATCCAGGCCGAGATCCTGTCGGTCAACGCGGGCTTCAAGGCGCGCAGCATGGTGATCGAGGAGATGGGCCGCGATCCCGTTGAAACCGATCGGCGCATCAAGGAAGACAAGGATCGCGCCGACAAGCTCGGGCTTGTGTTCGCCGGTACCGACAGCCTCAAAGCAGAGATTGCTGCGGATCCGACGCAGGACGAAACGACTCCGACCGCGGATGCGACGCCGGCCGAAAAGGGACCGAAGCCGCAACCGCCTCACGTCAATCCGGTTTGAGACCGAAAGCATTCATGTCCGCATCGCTCCCTCATGTCGCCGATCGGTTGTTCGGTCGGCCGCACGCGATCGAACCTGTCGCGTTGCAGGCGATCGTCGAGGGCCCGGCGGGACGCCGTATTCTTTCGGGCGAGCCGATCGAGGCCAAGGGCAAAGGTAAGAAGTCGCGCGACTTCCGCGGTGACCGCCTGGCGGTGCTTGCCGATGCCGTGACGATCGCTAGTCGCGACGGCCTGGTGCAATATGCGCTGACGCCCGACGGTATTGCGATCATTCCCGTCGCCGGCGTGCTGACCCAGAAATTCGATTGGCTGGCAGCATTGTGCGGCTGGACCACATATGATGCCATCAAGGCAACGCTCGCAGCAGCGATGGAGGACTACCGCGTCTCGGCGATCCTGCTCGACGTCGACAGTCCGGGCGGCGAAGCCTCGGGCATGCTTGATATCTCCGATGCGATTATCGCCGCGCGGCAGATCAAGCCGATCTGGTCGGTTGCAAATTCCTGCGCCGCGTCTGCCGCCTATGGCATCGCCGGAAGCGCATCGCGTTTGGTGCTGCCGCGCCTGGCGCAGGTCGGCTCGATCGGCTGCGTCATCGTTCACGTCGACCAATCGGCCGCGGACAAATCGCAGGGCCTGAAATATTCCGCCGTCTATTCCGGCACGCACAAGATCGACGGATGGGGCCATGCGCCGTTGTCCGAATCCGCGCGCGCCTCGGCGCAGCATGACGTCGACTACGTCCGCGCCGCCTTTGCCTCACTGGTCGGCCGTCAGGGCCGCATGTCGAGTGCAGCCGCGCTCGAAACGGAAGCGGCGATGTTCACCGACGACGTGGCCGTTACTGCAGGCCTCGCCGACGAGGTAATGACCTTCGACGAGGCGCTGAAGGCGCTTTCGGATTTTGCCAACCCAAATGCAAAGGGAAACAGCATGAACACCCAACGACTTCAAGCGTCGACCGCGCTCACACATCCGGCTGCAGCTGCCGCTGCGCCGAAAGATCCTCTTGCGCCGGCGGCGAACGCTGCCCCGGCCAAGCCAGCGGCGGAAGCTGCGTCCGCAGCCGAGTCTGCCGCAGCGGCCGTTCCGCATGCGATGTCGGCGCCCGGGCCCGGCGAGAAGTGCGAGTTGTGCGGTCAGACTCGTGCCGAAGATGGCGCCGACCAGGAAGAATATGTTGCGGAAACGGGCGCCCCGCCGCGTCACGCTCACAACCCGGCGCCGGCGAAAGTCTATTCGCTCGAGGACGCCACCGAGACCGCACAGCTTTGCCAGATCGCGCAGGCGCCGCAGCTCGCCTCCGGCTTCATCGCGTCAAAGACACCGATCGCGAAGGTGCGCTCGACGCTCGCGCAGCGTGCCTCCGACGCCGCCGATGCAGACCATATCGATTCCACGACGCCTCCCGGCGGCTCCGCCGAAGCTTCCGTTGCCGCGCAATGGGACGAGGTAGTTGGCAAGGTCAACGCCGAGCAAGCCCGCGCTCGGGGCCGCTGAAGCCTCATCTCTTCAATTTTCTAAACTCTCAACCCCTTGCCCATGATTGGAGCCTGACATGACGACCACTGGCATTGTTCTCACGGAAAACCGTCACGCCGGCGGTTTCATGGTATCCGAAGCACCTGGCCGCTACTCGCGCCAAAGCATCCTGATCGCGGCGAACCAGAATTTGATCGCCGGTCAGATCCTCGGCATGGCCAAGGCGGGGTCCGGTAGTTTCGCTGCGGGCGCAGCCGCAGCGGTTTCCGGCAACACCGGCAACGGCACCGTGTCGGCGCCCTCGGTTGGCGTCGGCGTCCAGGCTGGCAGCTATCGTCTGCAGGCGATCTCAGCCAGCGCATGGGAAGTATTCGACCCGTCCGGCAACATGATCGGCGAAGCCAAGAACGCCGCGGCCTTCGCGGGCCAGATCGGCTTCACAATCACGGCGGGTGGCACGGCCTTCGTCGCTGGCGACGCCTTCACCGTCCTCGTTTCCGAGACCGATCCGTCCGATGCCAGCCAGTTCGTGGCGCTCGGCGTTTCTTCCGCCGTTACAACCGCAGCGACGGCTTCCAGCAGCGCTGTACTGACGTTCGCTGGTGGCATTCCGTCGCTAATCGCTCCCGGCAACGTTAGCGTGCCTGCGATCATTGCCGGCATGGCAATCGCCGATCTAACCACGTCGGGCGTCATTCCGCCCGGCACGACCGTGTTGTCGGTCAATACCGCCAACAACACCGTGACCATGTCTGCCAATGCGGCCGCTGGTGGCGTGGTCCTCGGCGATACCATCACCTTCACCGCGACCGACGGTTCGCAGAATCCAGCGGCGATCAATTGGTCCAACGTCAACACCGTGACGTCGGGCGCGACCTCTGCCGCAACGGCGATCGTTCGCGAGGCCGAGGTCCGCGGCGTTGATCTGATCTATCCGGCCGGCGCCACCGCGGCGCAGATCGCGGCCATCAACGCGGCGCTGCTGGCTCCTCCGCTCGGCATCGTCGTTCGCTAGGCAAAGCCTCCTCGCTGTCAAGCGGCGCGCGAGCGTCTCAGTTCATCGCGCGCTGCTTTTCTTTCTCCGCATCGCTGTTCTGCTTTCACCCACCAGCCCCCGCGAAGGCGGGGACATCACCCCCGCCTTTCCAGGAGAACCACCATGCTCACCATGGACGCCTTCCGCGCGGATGCGTTTGCAGCCGTGTCGCTTACCGCCGCCGTCGACAAAATGGCCTATACGCCGGAATTGCTTGGCCAGATTCCTGGCCTCTTTATCCCGCGGCCGGTCCGCACCACCGCGATATGGATCGAGGAACGTTCCAATGGGCCCGCGCTGATCCTGACCCAGCCGCGCTCGGCGCCGCCAAAGCCGCGTGGCGCTGAAATCCGCGATGCTCGTTCATTCATCGCAAAGGCGCTCGGCGAGAGTTCGCGCATCATGGCGGACGAACTGCAGGGCATTCGCGCCTTCGGTTCTGAGACCGAGATGAAGCAACTGATGACGGAAGTGGCGCGCCGCCAGTTCCTGATCAAGAAGGACTTCGAGCTCACCAAAGAAAACTGGCGGCTGACCTGCTTGCAGGGTGCGCTGCTCGATGCCGACGGCTCGACCATCTACAACTGGAATAACGAGTTCAACCAGCCGCAGGCCGCTGAAGTGAATTGGGATCTCCAGAACGCGTCGCCGGCCTCTGGCATTATCCGTCAGATGTGCAACCAGACGGCGCGTCACATCAAACGCAAGCTGCTCGGCGTCGGCGGCAACAACATCCAGATCGGCGCGCTCTGCGGCGACGAATTCTTCGACGCTTTTACCGCACATATCGAAGTCAGGCAGACCTTCCTCAACTGGACCGCGGCAGCCGAGCTGCGCACCGGCAATTCGTTCGGCATGTTCAACTTCGGCGGCATCAACTGGATCAATTATCGTTCGACCGACGACGCCGATCCGACGCCGCCTGTCGGCTCCAATGTCGGATCGACAACCAATCCAACGCCAGCAGTGGGCGTGCCGACCACGCGCGCGAAGTTCTTCCCGATCAACGCCGGCATCTTCCAGGAAGCCTATGCGCCAGCGCCGCGCTTCGAGTTCGTCAATACGCCGGGCCTCAACGAATATTCCTGGATCGTGATGGACGAAAAGCGCGACATGTGGGCCGACATTGAGATGTTCAGCTATCCGCTGTTCGTCTGCACGATGCCGGGCGCACTGCTCAGCGGCAAGCGCACCTCGGCGGACTAATCTTAAATTCCCTCCTAGCGCTCGCAGGTGAGCTGGCGCGAGGATGGAGTGATTTTTGGGAATTGAGATGTCCAAGCCTGAACCGAACAAGTCGCCGTTTCCGCGGCCGTCGCTGTGCCGCGCGGTGCTGTACCGCACCAGCCATCCCGACGAGCAGTGGGAAGGTCGGTCCGAACACGCCGCGATCATCACCGGGGTGGTTTCGCGCGACGTCGTGAATCTGATCGTGTTTCCCGATGGGGGAATGCCGTTGCCGCGGCGGAATGTCTATCGGGAAGGCGTCACCAAAACACCGGCGGGATTCGCGTCGAGTGCGTGGGCGTGGCCACCGATCGCATGAGCGGTGAAAGCCTTTTCCAGGAATCGTTTGCCGTTGCCTCCCAAGGCATCGACCAGGTATTCGCGGAATGCTGGGAATACATTCCGATGGCGTCGGATGATACGAACGCACGGAAGGTACCCGATCCGGAGCGTGCACCGACAACGGTCTTTGCGGTGTTTCTTGATCCCTACGCCAGGGCCTTTTCCGGCGTGACCCTCAAGCAGGGCGTGAAGGCCGAGACGCCTGGACATGCTTCGTCGCGGCCGCAGTTCGACGTTGAGAACTGCCAGATGCCTTATGCCATTCGCGAAGGCGATCGGGTGGAACGGCAGCGAGACCGGACGCTTTGGACCATTGCCGAAGTGCGGCCCGACGGCATCAACGTTCGAACCCGCTGTGACCTTAATCGTCTTTCCAAGGGCCGTTTCTAATGTCGCTGGCGCGCCTGGCGCTGCGTCTAGCCACGATCGAGGCATTGCGACCGACCGCGGCAGTGCGCATCAAGAACAACTTTCCGACCATCGCCGGTACCCATGTGCTGGATTCGCGCATCGACCCGATCGATGACTTCAGAGCGGACGAAGCGCGGCCGATCATCGCGGTCTACACCGAAAACGACTCCGCGATTGCCGGACAGAAGCGCGGCGGGGCGCCTTATTTTCTGACCGTGGATCTGTGTTTCGAACTGTCGGTCGTCGTGAAGATCGCGCGCGAGGCCGACCCGTCTGTTTTCGACGTGATGCTGCCGCAGACCGACGCGGAGCTGGAAGCCTCGCTGGACTTGATGGCCGCTCAGATCGGCTTCGTGCTGAACTACGGACCGACCGGCCTGATCTGGCGCAATGTCTCCAAGAGCCGGATTCACGAGCCGCATTCGATGGTGCATCGGACCTCGGAAGAGGGCATCAGGCTCGCCAATCGCACCCTGACCTGGAAGGTCGAGGTCAATGAAGACCAATATGATTTTGCACCTTTCTCGCAAGCAACCGGCTTTGATCTGTTTCCGCAGCCGTTGCGCGGCTTCGCCGAGGCGCTCCCAACCGACAGCTATGCGTACGGCGTATTGAAGGGATTGGCTGCCGAGCCTTCCTTCCCCGGCGCCCCGATCGCCACGCCGCTGGAAACCGTGACCTTGAATGTCAGCGCCGCGGCGCCCGACGGCACGCTGCCTTCGGCGCCGAATTTACTGGCCGAAGTCGACAATCTGAATCCGCAACAGGAATGATCGAATGATCGTCAAGAATATCTTCGTCAAGCCTGCAGCCGATGGCTTGGTAGTGCCGGATCCCGATACGCACAGGTCGTTGAAGGCGGAAGGCGAATGGAAACCCGAGACCATGTATTGGGTACGCCGGCTTCGCGACGGCGACGTGGTCGAAGCGACGGGACCTGTCGAGCGGAAAGAAATCGCCGAGGCCTCGATCGCGGAAGAGGCGCCCGCGCCGCGATCGCGCGCTTCCAAATCCTGATATCGCTTTCACCCATTTCCTGACCGGAGATCGATCCCATGGTCCAGTTCAACAACGTGCCGCCGAACACGCTCGTTCCCTTTACCTGGTTCGAGTTCAACTCGGGCGGCACGCCGTCGAATTCACCGAGCGTGTGTCTGCTGGTCGGCCAGATGACGTCGTCGGGCGTTGCCGCGGCCGGCGTGCCTTACGGTCCGATTCAATCGGAAGCTGATGCGATCAAGCAGTTCGGCGCCAATTCGATGCTGGTCGGCATGTACGACGTCGCCCTGGCCAATGCGAGCGTCGGCGACGAGATCTGGGCGCTCCCGATTGCGGATCCGTCCGGCGCGGCGGCGGCGGGCAGCGTCCTTTTCACAGCGCCTGGCGTGACAGGCACCGCGCTGCTGGAGGTGATGGGGCGCCTCATCACCTGGCAGGTCAACGCGTCCGACGCGGCGACTGCCATCTGCGCCAATGCGGTTGCGGCCGTGAATGCGGCCAACCTGCCGATCGTTGCAACGGTCGACGGCACCACGGCTGCCAAGATGGACCTTGTGGCGAAGCATCTCGGCACGCTCGGCAACAACATCGCGGTATCACTGGTCACCAACCAGCCGAACGCGCTGGCCGCAGCGAACGCCACCATCGTTGCCTTGACCGGCGGCACCGGCGTGCCGGCCCTGACCACGCCGCTGGCCAATCTCGGCAGTGTGGCGTTCGACTGGATCGCTTCGCCCTATGGCGACGCGACGTCGCTGGGCGCGTTCCAGACGCTGTTGAATGATCAGAACGGCCGCTGGTCGTCGGCCGAACAGATCTATGGCCATCACACCACGGTCAATGCCGGCAATCTGTCGACGCAGACCACGCTAGGCGCCACGCGGAACAACCAGCACGAAACCATCATGGGCGTGCAGTTCTTCCGGACGCCCCCCTGGGAATGGGCCGCCGCACTCGGCGGCGCCGAAGTCGCCAATCTGTCGGCCACGCCGAATCTATCTTTGCCGATGCAGACGATCGTGCTGCAGAACGTGCTGCCGCCGTTCGATCGCACCAAATGGTGGCAGACCTCGGATCGCCAGGCGCTGTATTCCGCCGGCATTGCCGCGTTCACGGTCAATACCTCCGGCAACGTAGTGATCGACCGCATGGTCACGACCTACAAGACCGATCCCGAAGGCGCGCTCGATCAGACCTTCATGGAAATCAACGCGATGGCGCAGGGCATGTTCGCGCTGCGTTATCTTCGTACCCAGGTGCAGGCCCAGCACGGCCGCAAGGCTTTTGCCGCCGACAATCCCGGTGCGGTGTCGACCATCGTGACGCCGACCGATATCCAGGCGACGTTGATCCACGCCTATAACGATCTGGTGAACTTTGGTGTGGCGCAGAACGCTGCGGCGTTCGCCGCCAACCTGGTGGTGCAGGCCAATGCGACCAACCCCAAGCGCTGCGATACCTATCTGCCGCTGTTCCTGGTCGATCAGCTCATCATCTTCGCGGCCAACGTCACCGCGTTCCTACAGTCGCAGTCGACCACCAACGGATCCTCCGCACCGCTCGCGACCGCGTAATTTGCGAAAGCGCAGCAACCCGCTAACACCTGACATTCGGAGACCACTTCAATGGCCAATCAGACGTCCGGCTGCGATACCCAATTCGGCGGTCGCATCCAGCTCACCATCGGCGGTCAGCAGTTTCCGGCCTCCGATGGCGATATCAAGATGACGGTCTCAAACCTGGATGTTTCGTCCGAACTGAATTCTGACGGCACGTTATGCCGGAAGATCAAGCTGATGCCGTTCAAGTGGGAGATCACTTTCCGCGAGCGAAGTGGCATCGTTTGGCAGACCAATATGAGCGCCTGCTCGATCGATGCCACGGCAGCCGAGCAGGACAACGGCCGCACGCACCTGTTGACCGGCGCCACCTTCACCGGCAGCCCGGTCTACAACACGGCGACCGGCGAGATCAGCGGCGTGGCGCTTGAGGCCGGTGCTAACGCCTATACGCGGCTGTAATCGATGGCGAATGAAGTCCGAATTCCGCTTTCGAAGCCAGTCATCGGCCATAAAGGACCGATCAACGAGGTGGTGCTGCGTCCGCCGACCTTCGATGAATATATGGCCTATGGCGATCCTTACATCTGGGTCCCGACCGGTGTCGGCAACCAGTGCTTTGCCGCCGAGAACATGGATGTCATCCGCGCTTACGCGAAGGTGCTGATCGTCGAGCCATCCGAGCTCTTGATGCCGAAAGACGACTTCCTGCTGGCGCAAAAGGTCAAGGGCGCCATCATGGGTTTTTTCCTGGCCGACGCCGAGGCTCCCAAAGAGGGCTTGAAGACCTAGCCGACGAGCTGGCCTTCGGCGGCGTCGGCAATTTCAGCCTCGATGCGATCGGCCGCTTGAGTCTTCACGAACTGGTCTATTGGCACAGGCGAATGGTCTCCTGGTTGAACAAGCAAAAGCGGCGCAGATAGCATGACCACCAGGGTACTCGATGCCGAGCTGGTCATTCGCGGCCGCGCCGATGGCTCGTCGACCAAGGCGCTGGAGGATGTCGCCAAGCGGGTCGAGAGCGCGGCAAAGAGCGTCGATAATTTCCGCAAAGCCCAGGAAAAATTTGCCGGCGCGCGCGGCAAATTCAACCAGGCGCAAAAGGCCGTCGAGGACGCCGGCAAGGCGATGTCGGCGATCGGTCCAAAGACCAAGGCGATGGAGGCGACTTACCGATCAGCGGTGCGCGCCGTTCAGCAGGCCTCCAGGTCGTTCGAGGCGCAAAAGTCCGCGGCGATCGGCGCCAAGCACGAGCTGGAAGGCTACGGCATCTCGGTGTCGCGGCTCGCGGCCGAGCAGGCGCGCCTAAGGACCGAGTCCGACCACGCAACGAACGCGCTGGCGCGCCAAGGACGCCAGGCAGAGCGGGCGCAGCGGTTGCGGACGGCGGCGGGGGGCGTTGTGGCCGCCGGCGGCGCCCTGGTCGTCGGACACGCGGCACGTGAGGGCGCGCGCGAGACCATCAAGGCGACGGCGCAAGGCGAGCACGAACGGGTGCGTATGGAAGCGTCCGGCATGACGCCGGCAGAAATCGCGGAAGCCGAAAAACTATCCGCCGAAATGAGCGGCAAATACCGATCCGTCGGGCAGACCAAGATCCTGCATCTGTTGCGCAACGCGCGCTCGATCGTCGGTAATTTCGAAGAAGCCAGCCAGATCATCGAGCCGCTGTTGCAAACCTATGTGGTGGCGCAGGGCGCCCATCCGGAGCGCTCCGAGGAACTGGAAGCGGACTTCGACAAGCTCGTGAAAGGCATGGAGATCAAGGGCGTCACCCAGGACATGCCGAAGTTCAAGCATTACCTCGACAACATGTCGAAGGCGCTGAACGTGTTCGGCGATACGCTGCGGCCGACGGATTATTACGAGACGTTCAAGTATGGCCGCGCCGCCACCAATGCACTGAGCGATGAATTCATGCTCGAGGTCGCGCCGACCTTCGCGCAGGAAATGGGCGGCTCCAGCGCCGGCAAGGCGATGTCGACGTTCTATGGCACGCTGATCGGCGGCAAGATGAAGGATGTTGCGGCGAAGAGATTCGTCGAGCTTGGCCTGGCCGATCCCTCGAAAATACTGCGCACCAAGACTGGCGCTGTGAAAGGTCTGATGCCGAACGGCATCGCCACCGGGCGCCTGGCAGCGGAAAATCCCTATGCCTGGGTCAACCAGGTCCTGCTTCCGGCACTGGCAGCCCATGGCATCACCGACCCGAAGGAAATTCAGGATCAGATCGCCGCCCTGTTCAAGGACTCGACCGCGGCGCAAATGGTCAGCGTGCTGGCGACCCAGCAGTCCCGGATCGAAAAAGATCGCGCATTGATCAAAGGCGCGAAAGGTTCGGAGGCAGCGGAGCTGTTCCAGCAGCGCGACCCGTATGTGGCGTTCAAGAGCGTCACCGAGCAGTTCGGAAATCTGTTGCAGGCGGCGGGCTCGCCGTTGGCAGAGCCGGCCGCAGCGGCGCTCAACCACATTGCCGGCGGTTTGAACGCCTTGACGGAAGCTGCGCGCGAGCATCCGGTCGCAGCCTCCGGAGGTTTGCTGGGAACGCTCGCAGCGGGCGGTGCCGTCTCTTATCAGAGCGCGCTGTCGGCCATGAAATTCTTTAAGATAATTTCGCCCGAAACCGCGGCGCGCTGGGGCGTGGGATCTATTATCGGTTCGCCATTCGGCGTTGTCGCCGGTGTTGGCGCCGGCGGCGCTGCTGCGGCATACGTCGCAGCGAGCACGGTGCGCGACAATCCGGAGGCGTTTCAGTCTCTGGTCGACAATCCGATGTCGGGCGCGATGGGTGGCGACTATGCGCTGGCGCAGGCGATCATGCATCCCGAGCCGCAGGAGGTCAGGGTCAAGGTCGAAGTGGGTGCTTCCGAAGGTTTCTGGGCGCGGGTGACGTCGATCTTCCGCAACCCGAACGGTGAAGAACGCACGGTGACCTCGACCGGATCGGTCGGAAAGTCGATGCCGGAAGCGATGTCGTTTGACGGGCCTCAACCATGACGACTATCGAATGCCGCGACTGGACCACGACGCTGTGGCCTGCGTCCTATATGGGCGTGCCGTTCTTTTTCGATCGGGACGAATCCTCCGGCGGCCGCGATCTCGGCATCCATGAACCGCCGCATGCCGAACAGTCCTTTGTCGAGGACATGGGCCGCAAGACGCGGACCTACGAAGGCACCGGCTATGTGCATGGTGATGACGCCGACACCCAGGCGCTGAACCTCGAGTCCATTTTCGAGACCGAAGGACCTGGCACGCTGGTGGTGCCGATCCAGGGCCCGGTGCAGGTGCACTGCGAGTCCTTCCGCCGCACCGCCGACAAGGACAAGTTCGGCTTCATCGCCTTTTCGCTGAAGTTCGTCATCGATGGCGCGCCACAGGCTCTGACCTCGACAGCTATGCTCGGCCAGGGCGTGTTCGATTCCGCTGATGAAATGGCGTCCTCGATTGCCGACCTGTTTCCGGGCGCGCTGGTGCTGAACAACGTCGCCGACTATGTGCTGGCGGCCGCGATCGATGCGGTGCAGGGCATTGCGACCTCGATCGAGCTGGTGCGGACATCGAATCCTTGCGATGCGACCATTTCGGCGCAGGTTGCCGCGGCCGATGCCGCGATTACGCAAGCAGCACCCTTGCTGCTGGCTTTCGAGGATCCGGCCGACCCGATCGACGTCGCCAATCTCTTGAGCGCTGTGCCGGACATCGACAACGTGCCGACCGATCCGTCGTCGGTTCTTGCCGCCAGCATCGTCGCCACCATCCGATTGCTGGCCGAGGGACTGCAAGGCAACGCGGATGCCGGCGCTGGCGCCATGCTCGGCCTCGCGCTGGATTTTGCGCCGGTGACCGTCACCACGGCGCTGTCGGTCAATGCGACGGCTGCGGCGGCGAATACCGCTTCCATCGCCGCGCTGGCGCGGCTGGCGGCGTTTACGGCCTGGTGCGAGGCGCTGCAGCGGAAAACCTATAACAGCCGCCCCGATGGCGTCGCGGCGCGCGCAGCGGTCGCCGAACGGCTGGAGTTTGAACTCGACAACTGGAGCGGCCTTGCGGGGGCTGAAGTGTTTTCCGCGATCGAGGATCTGCAGGGGTCGACCGTGCAGTTCCTGACCCAGCTGATCGCCAATCTGGCGCCGGTCGTGACCGTGTCCGCGCCGCAGTCGATGCCGGCGTTCTGGTGGGCCTGGCGGCTCTATGGTGACCCGACGCGGGCGTTCGACCTGGTGCTGCGCAATGACGTGGTGCATCCGTCGTTCATGCCGACCGAGTTCATGGCGCTGGCGCCGAACTCGCCGGCGCCCAGCTCGCTACCAACCAGCTGGCCCGCTCCCTGATGGGAAAAGAGATTGTCACCGTCCGGGTCGGCGGTAATTCCTGGACTGGGTTCACTTCGATCGAACTGGAGAGCGCCTTCGACCATGGCACCGACAAGTTCTCGATGGTGACGCCTGCGTTCATCGGATCTGCGGCCACAGCCGCCACGTTCTCTGCCGGGATGCCGCTGACGATTTTTTGCAACGATGACCTGGCTTTCACGGGATTTGTCGATCGCTATCAGCCATCGATCAAAGGCCGCTCGCCTTCGACCATCGGTATCGCCGGCCGCGGCAAATCGCAGGATTTTGTCGACAGCGCCGCGATGCATTCGACGGGCCGTTTCGAAAACCAGAACCTGATGCAGATCGCGCAGCAGCTCGACGAGTTTAGCTGCGGGTTTTCGACCGATCAGGATCTAAGCGCGGTCGCGGAGTATCAGATCACGCCGGGGGAAACCGCCTTCGCCGCCATCGAACGCCTTTCGCGCAAACAAGGTCTGACGCTGGCGGGCCAGCCCGACGGCACGATCAAGATCACGAAGGCGGGCACCACGCGCCACTCCGGCGGTCTTTTCGAAGGCGTCAATATTATTGACGCCGACGGCGACTTCAACTGGGCACATCGGCATTCCAAGATCATCGTGCGCGGGCAGCAGCCTGACAATTCGGGCGCGACCGCGCTGCAGATCGAGGCGACGTCGCAAGACACCGCGGTCAACCGCAATCGCCCGCTGGTGCTGATCGAAGATGGTGATCTGACGGCGGATGAAGCCCAAGAACGGGCCGACACCAGGCGCGACCGCGAAGCCGGCGAAAGTCTGAAAGCCTCGGTTACAGTGCAGGGCTTTCGCGATGACACCGGCACGCTCTGGACGCCTGGAAACCTGGTCTGGACCGAGAGCACGTTTTTGAACATCGCGCAGCTGATGATGATCAAGCATCGCAAGCTGCGGCAAAACCGCAAAGGTTCGTTTGCCGATTTGACCCTGGTGGATCCACGGGCTTTCGGCGGCAAAGCCGGGAAGGGCGGATCGGCCGGTAGCGATTGGTCGATCGACGATCAGGACTAACGCGCAATGAGTCACGACGATCGCCATGCCGTCCGGACCATGCTGCGCCGGGCGCAGGTGGTCTCGAGCGACGATACCGGATCGAGACAGCTCTTGACCCTGACGGGCTTGGCCTCCGAGCAGCTCTCGAAGGTGCTGCGTATCCAGCAGTTCGGTCTGACATCGAACATGCCGGTCGGCGCCGACGGGCTTCTCGCCTGCCTGGGCGGCCGTTCCGATCGCGCGGTGTTTGTCGGCGGCGAGGATCAGAAGTCACGCGTCAAGAACCTGCCGATCGGCGGCGTCGCGCTCTATGACGCCTTCGGCCAGGTGCTGAAATTCATCGAACAGAATGTCGAACTGGTCTGCGGCACGCTGACGATCACGGCGACCAAGGTGGTGGTGGTCGGGCCGATGCATGTCGGGTCGGCTTCAGCCAACACGCCGGTCGCTCTCGCCGGCGGCGCTTCCTCGACCACGCTGTTTGCACAGTAAATCAGGCAGGCCATGGAAATCCTCATTCGATCGGACGAAGCCTGTCAGCCCGATCCGTTCCTATTGTGGGATTCCATCTTCGACCAGGAAGCCGGCATTGCCGACTTTGTCCTGGCAGGCAACGCGCCGCTCAACTCCGGCGGACTGCAGGCCGAGGCCGCGCTCGAGACGGGGGTGGTGCTGTGTCTGTTCACCGACGCACAGCTGCCGTCGAACCATCCGCTGGCCTATCTGGTAAGTGACGGCGATTTTCGCGGCTGGTGGGGCGATGGCATCGACGTTCGCGCGGATCTCGGCGAGACAGTGCTCGGATCGTTTCTCTGGGTGTTGAAGCGGGCGCCGCTGACATCGCGGACCGCGTTCTGGGCGCAGAGCTTCGCGCTGCAGGCGCTCGCGCCGCTTCAAACCCAAGGCGCGGTCGTCACCATCAACGCGGTCGCAACCATTGCCAACCGCAACACGCTTCTGCTCGCGATCGAGATGTTCGGTCGCGACGGCTCGAAGGTCTATGACCGCGCCTTCGATATCATCTGGTCGCAACTGCAGGCCTCGGCTTAAAGAATGTTTCCGATCCCGACATTCCTGCAGTCCGTGCAAAAGGCGCGCGCCGCATTCCGGACCTATCTGCCCGGCACCGATGCGTGGCTGTGGCCGAACAACGTAAATCCGACCGCGAAGGTCGTCGGCGCGATGTCGCAGGAGCTGTACGGCTTCCTGGATTATACGCAGCGGCAGAAGTTCGCGATCACGGCCGACGGCGATAACCTCGATCGCCATGGCGCCGAAATCAATCTCGGCCGCAATCCGGCGACGCCGTCGAACGGGTCGATCGTGCTGACAATCGCCGACGCGGTGAATGTCGCGTTCGGCGCCGTGTTCCAGCGCAGCGATGGCGTGCAGTTCACCGCGACCCAGGCGGTCTCGCTGAACATCGCCGGCACGCTCAATGTGCCGGTACAGGCATCCGTTCCGGCAGGCGCATCGAACACCATTGCCGGCACCACGATGCAGATCATTTCCGGCGTGACCGACGTTCACGGCGATGCCAATGCCACGGCGGCTGTCGGAACCGGCGGTCTCGGCGGCGGTGCCGATGTCGAACAGGACGGCGACTATTTCACCCCGCCGCCGGGGACCTATCGCTACCGGATCCTGTTCAAGAAGCGCAATCCGCCGCAAGCGGGCGCGCCAGCGGATTATGTGACCTGGGCGATGCAGATCCCCGGCGTCACGCGAGTATTCGTCGAGCGGCAATGGGCCGGGCCCGGCACCGTCAGAATTTTTCCGCTGATGGACAACACCCGGCCGAACGGGATTCCCGAGGCCGGCGACATCACCAACATCGCGAACTATCTGGCGACCGTGGCGCCGGCGGGCGCCGTGGTCACGGTCTATGCGCCGCTGGCGTTGGCCGTGAACGTCACGGTGCAGGGATTGTCGCCCTCCAACAGCACCACGCAAAGCGCCGTGCAGGCCGAGCTGCTGTCGGCGTTCGAGCGCCAGGCGGTGGTGGCCGGCAACGATCCCGGCAATCCGGCAATGCCGTTCCTGGCGACGCCAAGCACCTTTGCCCTGGAATGGCTGGAGCGCGCGGTGGCGGACGCGACCGGCGTGTCGCGCGGCAAGGTGGTCTCGCCGACAGCTGACGTATCGCAGGCCGTCGGTCAGATCCCCGTGCTCGGCACGCTGACGTTCGAATAGCCGCGTCATGACATCCTGTCCGCAAACCGTCTCGGCGCCGTTCGTCTGCCCGACGCTGGAGCAAACGGCTGTTGCTCTTTGCGCCAATCTGCCACGCGGCGCCGCGTGGCCCGTCAATGACGGCGGCGGAACGATCGCGCGGTTTCTCGCATGGCTGCAGGCGCTCAACGGCAGCGTTCCGGCGATCTCGGAATGGCTGCCCGGTTACGTCCAGGCCGGATTTTATGTGGCACTGGCCGCGGTGAAGAACGCGGTCGAGGCCGATATTTGCGCGTTGAAGGAAGAGTTCTTTTGCGCCACGGCCTCAAAGACGCTCGACCTCTGGAACGAGGAATATGGGCTGCCGGATCCGTGTGATCCCGGCGCCGACCTTTGCACAAGGGTCTCGGCAGTCGGCGGTTCGCAACCTTCGTATTTCGAATCGGTCGCAGCGCAGGCCGGCTGGTCGGTGATGATCGCAAACGACGCCGGCTTTTGCGGCTCGCAGGCGGGCTCGGTATTTGCCGGAGGGTTTACCGCCGGCGGCGGCGAGGTCTCGCTCGGATTAACGATCACGGTCTCGCTCGAAAACAGCCCGGCCTTTGCGGGCGGCGCCGAGGCCATCCAGCCGCTTGCTGGTCTCTTGCTCGCCGGCATGACGCTGAACTGTCCGCCGTCGATCGGCGCGCTGCAGTGCCTTCTGGAACGCATCCTGCCGGCACATGTGCCGGCGACCTACGTCACGATCTGAAGGATTTAATTTATGTCCATCGACCTGCTAGGACCCGGCAACGCGCCGAATTCGACCACGGTCGAGCCGACCGACAGCGTGTCGTTTGGCGCGACCGACACCTGGTTCCAGGACTGTCCGCCCGGCACCACGTCCGGCGGAACGTTCATGTCGGCGCTGTGGTTCAACCGGATGCTGCAGCAGGTCCGCAATGCCATCCGCGGGATGAACCTGCTCGGAACGGCACTCAGCAACGCCAATCCGAATATGCTTTTGAACGCGATTCAACTGGCCGGCAAAAACCCGCCCTTCGGTGTCGATTCATCGACGACGCCGGGCCAGATCATCGTCGCGTTGTCACCGGCGTTTCCGAGCCTGAATGATGGCGATAATATCTACGTCAAGATCGCGCAGCCTTGTCCGGGCGGTGCGACCACGATCGCCATCAGCGGCGTCGGCACCTTCAACGTCACCCACAACGATGCGACCATATTGGTGCCGAACGATTATGTGGTCGGCCAGATGCTCGACCTTCGCTTCGATGGCACGGAATTCCAGATCGGCCGCAGCCTTCAGCCGGGAGCCGGATCGATCACGGCGCCGATGCTGGCCGCTGGCGCTGCGCCTCTGGGTGCCGTCGGGACCCAGCCGGCCGACAATCTGCAGCTTTCGAACGATGCCACCAACGCCACGCGCGATATCGACATATCGATCGGCCGCGTGCGCGACGACAGCGATGTCACGAACCTGCAGCTGGCCGGCGCAATGGCCAAGCGGCTCGATACCGCATGGGCGCCAGGCGGCGGAATAGGGGGGACGAGCCAGGGCGCCTGCGACACAGGGACCAAGGGCAACTCGCAGACCTGGCACGCCTATCTGATCGGAAAGCTCGCGATTTCGGTCAGCGCGTTTTCGCGATCGAGCAATGTGGCTTCGCTGACACTGCCGACCGGGCACAACCTCGGTGTCGGCGGCACGGTCCGCGTGATCGGGGTCGGCGGCGGTTTTGACGGCATCGCGGTGATCACGGCGGTGACGTCCACCAGCGTCAGTTACAACAATGGCGGTGCCAATGTCGGTACCACCAGCTGCACCGCGACAGCCGACGGCTTCGACATCCTGGCCTCGCAGAGTTATCCGTCGCCTGCGATGCCTTCGGGCTGGACCACCAAGCAATGCCTTGGCTCATTCCTGACGGATGCGAGCGCCAACGTCATCGCGATGAAGCAGTTCGGCGACCAGTTCGAGCTTGCCACCGGGATTAGCACTGGGACGATCTCGGCGACCGGACCGGTCACCCTCTCGGTGCCGAACGGGATTGCCGTGGAGGCCATCTTCGGAGTGTCGGTCCTGGTGCCGTCCGGCGGCGGCTCGATTGTTGCGGGGCCGACGGGGGGAGGTCCCACACAAACCCTCGGTTTTCTCACCGTTTCAGGCGCCGGCGGAAACATGCAGAGCGGCACTGTCTCGCGTATTCGCGTCAACACCGCGCGATCGGTGACGGTCGCGCCGCAGACCGGTTGTTCCTTCAACTGGACCACGCTGGGCTGGCGCGACCCGCGGCGCCGCCTGTTCTGATCCAGCGCGCAACCTTTCCCCCTTTTTAAAAAATCCTCAAACCAAGGAGATTTTCGTCATGCAACTCGGCGTCTTGATCACCAATCACGGCAAGCATTCCAACGAGAAGCTGGCGGTCGCGGTTGCGACCGACATCGTCAATATCGGCGCCAATGCATCCAGCCAGCAGGCGATGGACGGGCGCAAGCTCGAGAACAAGCTCGCCGAGATCATGGAGGCGTTCTTCGCCAAGCTCGCCGACTTCGAGCATGGCGAGATCGAAGCCAATGGCACCGCGCACCTGTCGTCCGAGCAGGTGGCCAATCCGGAGATCCTCAACGAAGCGCAGCACGAGATCATTCTCGCGATCGGAGCCTCGCCCTTTGCCTCCTGGTTCACGGCAGCTCAGATCGAGAGCTACGTCAACGCCTCGGTCGAAAAGTGGCTGAAGATCGGCCACCATATGCATCGCGACTGGTTCGCGCGCTGGGGCAAGATCGGCCACGGCACAGATCTGAAACCCTCCGACAAGCACGATCCCGACAGCGAGCACGTCAAGGCATGGATCGCCGCCTCCTGATGTCCGAAGCGCACGGTCAGAGTTCCCCCTTCAATCTTTCTCAAGGAATAAAGTCATGAAGAAATATGGCAATCTTGCTGCGTGCATGGTGGTACTGACCTTGATCGCAGCGATCGCGGTCCTGGGCTTCGACGTCAGTGTTTTGGACTCGTCGCACATTGTTCTGTTCAGCATTGCGGGGACGACCGCTATCGCGACGACATTCAAGTCGGAAATTTTCGAATCCGGCCACAACTTCCTGGTGACTCTCGCGCTGGCTTCGACGACCGGCACGTCGGGTGCGTTCCCGCTGACCGTATCGTCGGTCGCTGGCATTGCCCTCGGCATGCCGGTATCGGGCACCAACATCGCCGCGGGCGCGATCGTTGCCTCGATCGATTCCCAAACCCAGGTCACGGTTTCCAAAGCACATACCGGCACCGTCAACACCACGGTCACGTTTACCGGCGACTCGTTCATGGGGCTGCTGATCAAGTCGGCATCGCCTTCTGGAACCTATGACACCACCTTGAAAAACGTCGGCACGCCTGGCACCGGCACGCCAAGCACGACCAACGTCGGCACCGACGAAGTCACCGGCACCGGCTACACCTCCGGCGGCCTGGCGCTGACGAACGCGAGCCCGGTTGCGACCAACCCGACAACGTCGGCGGCGGTATCCTTCACCAACACCATCCAGTGGACCGGCGCCACGATCTCCGTTGTCGACTTCGTCATCTACAACAAGACCGTGCGTCTTGGTGCAGCGGCCAACGGCATCACCCCGAATGCCTCCGGCAGCGCCATCAACCGCGTGGTTTCAGTGCACGACCTCGGCGGTACGCAGTCGGTCACGGCCGGCACGCTGACGCTGACCCCGCCGACGCAGGATGGCACCACGGGCTTGATCCGCATCAACTGATCGGATCGGTGAGGTACAGTTCGTGTCGTTCGGAGTTAAAAGTGCGTCGAGCGGAGCGCGCGATCCCACGGCGCGCCTCTTTCCCGTCGGGCTTGACGCGACGAAGAAATATTTCGAAGATCAGAACGGCAATCCGTGTTTTGGGTTAGGCGATGCGCCACAAGGCATGGTGGTGCAGCTCGTTGCCGCCCAGGTCGAACAGTACCTATCGGACCGGGCTTCGCGAGGCATCAACATCATCTGGTGGTATCCGGTCGATAACATCTATTCCTCCAGTCCGCCGAACAACGCCAATGGCGACGCGCCTTTCAGCGGCGGCGACTTTCTCGGCATGTCGTCGCAGACGGCCTACTGGAATTACGTCGATCATGTGATGCAGCGATGCCTTGCGTGGGGAATGACCGTTGTGTTCAATCCCATGTTTGTTGGTCTCAACGGGACCAGCGGTTATCTAACTTCCGTGCAAGCCGCTAGCACGGCAACCTTGCAGGGCTATGCAAATTTTCTTGGGGCTCGTTACGGCGGATTTCCAAATCTTATTTGGCTGATCGGCGGTGACGCCGACCCGAACATTTCGGGGCTCTATTCTCAAATCAACATATTTGCGACGGCGCTGAAATCCGCAGACACTGGCAATCATTTGTTCATGCTGGAAGCGTGTAGGTTCAGCGATGTGATCGGCGCCGCGCCAAATGGAGGGTATTCAAGCTCCGAGGGATTGACGGCGGGTTTGGGCTCTGTGCCGTCATGGCTAAGCGTGAATTGGGTTTATCAGCATCAGGCCGCCGTGCTTGCAGGTGCACAGCGCTGTTACCCCGAAGGTTTCCCGTGCTTCATGGGGGAGACAGATTACGAGGGAGATTCTGTCACCGCTGCGCAGCTAAGGGGAGAGGCTTATAATTCGATCCTTGGCGGCTGCACGCTTGGCTATATGTTCGGCAACGCCGCAATCTGGCCCTTTGGTTCGGCTAATTCACAGGACACGGCCACGGCCACCCTGTCGCCATGGCAGGGACAACTCTCGTCGCAAGGATCGACCGATCTGCAACGGATGGGGAAACTGTTTCGCTCTCGGCGGCATAATCTTCTCGTCCCCGACATCTCGAATGCCGTGATGACGACCGGATCGACCAACGGCTCGGTATGCGCGCGCACGAATGATGGTCAGACGATCATCGCCTATTTGCCGTCTAACCAGACGGTGACTATCGATATGACCAAGATCACGGATGCCAGCGGCTTTGCGAATTGCAATTGGTTCAATCCAATGACGGGAGCGGTAACGGCGATCGGAAATATCGCCAACACAGGGACGCATAACTTCACGTCCCCGGATTCGAACGATTGGGTTTTGGTGATTGACAGCGCTGCGGCTGCGTTTAGGACGCCGGGCACATGAGTATTGCACTTGTTCAACATGCGATTAGCGCAGACGGCGAAAACGTAGGTGGAAGTACTGTAGCAGTCCCGTTTGGCTCTGCCGTCACATCGGGCGGTGCCGTTGCCGGGACGCTGACGTATGCTGAAGGCGGCGGCGGTGTCGATGATCTTACCAATGTAACCGATAACAAGGGAAACCTTTACAACGTCGTCGCCAAGCTGTTTGACTCTGGTGCCACACAATTTGTGGCGTTGTTTCATCTTGAAAACATTACTAACGGGCCGACGACAGTTACCGCTAACTTCAGTGGGAGCGGCAGCATTGCATTTCGAGCTATCGCAATTGCCGAGTTTTCCGGCGTCGCGACGACGTCAGCGATTGATGGCTCAACCAGCCAGGTTACCGGTGGCAGCACAAGCACGGACGCGGTCACGTCCGGTAGTATCACGACGACTACCAACGGCGATCTGATATATTCGGCGTTTTACGACGAGAACGTCAGCGGCGCGCCATTCACGCAAGGCACCGGATTTACGGCGCTCGACATCAATCCGTCGAGCGGCACGTTTCCATTCGGTCATCAATACAAGATTCAATCCACCGCAGGCTCAGTCGCGGGAACTTGGACGCAGAGTGTCGCCGGTGTTGCTGACGCTCTTGTCTTAGCGCTTAAGGCGGCGAGCGGTGGAACCAACGTCAACCTGACCGGCGCTGGCGTCACCAGCGCGGCAGGTTCATTCGGCGATACGGTTGCGAAGGCGCTGACCGGCGCCGGCATATCATCGTCGGCCGGGGCGCTGGGAACGCCCGGAACCGTCGCTCTGTTTGGAATTGGGCTTTCAAGCGCCGCGGGATCGCTCGCGATCGCCGAGGCCAAGGTATTACCTGGCGCCGGCGCGACGTCGGCGGCGGGAACGCTAAGCGCCGGCAACAATGCCAGCGTGACACTACCAGGCGCGGGCGCGTCCATCTCGGCGGGATCTCTGGCGAAAGCGATCAGCGACGCTCTGGTCGGCGCGGGCATGACCGCAGCAGCTGCCGGGGTAGACGATACCGTCGTCATCCTGGCGAGTGGCGGCACTGGTCTCGTTTCGGCCGCCGGCGCATTCACGGTTACCACGGGCAGCAACGATAACGTCAATCTGTCGGGCGCGGGAGTTTCAGCTTCGGCCGGCACCTTGGCGGATGCGATCGCAACGGTTCTAACCGGCGCCGGCGTGGCGGCTTCGGCTGGAACGCTGGCCGACGCCCTGGTGCTAGGTCTCAGTGGAGTCTCGGCGTCCATCGCAGCGGGCGTCTTCTCCGAGGCGGATGGCCTCGCGCTTCCGGGCGCAGGGGCGAATATGGCAAGCGGCATCTTCGTCGACGCCATCGTCAAGGCACTTTCCGGCGCCGGAGTGTCTGGCTCGGCCGGCTCCTTCTCCGAGACCGACAGCGTTGCGCTGCCAGGTGCTGCGGCATCGAGCGCTGCCGGTACACTTGCTGAGGCGATCGCAAAGGCGCTGAGCGGCGCGTCACTCGCCAGCGCCGCCGGAACGCTCTCGCCGTCGACCAGCAGCGGCGGCAATGTTTCGCTTGTGGGCGCCGCGGCATCGAGTGGGGTAGGATCGTTCGCGGACGCTGCGACCGCGGCGCTGACAGGTGTCTCGGCAAGCGCTGCGGCCGGCTCCATTACCGCTTTCAGCGGACTGGCATTGGCTCTCGCGGGCGCGGCCGCCAATGCCAACCCCGGCAACTTTGCCCGCTCCGAGGCAGTCCATCTGCCAGGCGCGCCCGCCACGATCGCGGCCGGCGGCCTCGCGCTTCAAAGTTCGATCGTTCTGCCCGGCATCGGCGTCCAGGTGAATGCCGGCGGATTCGGGGAAGGGGTCACAATCGCGCTGTCGGGCGCATCGATTGCGGCGCTCGCTGGATTCATCTCGCCCGTCACGCCGGGCAACGTGGGTCTTTCCGGAGCATCCGCGCAGATATCGGCTGGTATCCTGACGGTGTTGATCAGTATGGATCTGACCGACGCGATCTTTTTTACCGGTGTGGTGCGGCAGGGTAATTTTGTGGGTGCTGCGCGCGAGGCCTCTTTCAGGGGTCGCGCCTGAAAGAATTTCGGGGAGATGTGAATGACGGCCTCGCTGCATCCGCCGGCTGCTTTTTATCGTGGCGACACCTGGAAGATTGCGGGCACGCTTTATAATGCCGACGGCAGCGCCTTCGACCTGACCACCGCGGCACTGGAATGGAAGATGGTTGACTGCGCCGGCAATGTGATTTTCGATCTGACGATTGGAAACGGCATCAGCATCATCGATGCGCCGGGCGGCCTCTGTTTGATCGCGGTGACTTCGGCCCAATCCGGGGCTCTCCCGGTTGGCCGCTATAACGATCAGATGCGCGCCACGACGTCATCATCCGACGTCGACACGATGTGGACCGGCACCATCGAGGTGCAGCGAAGCCTGTTCGCCTCCTAAAAAATAATCGTTCGGAGACATCCCATGACCGACCCAACCGCTTCCGCGGCCGCTTCCGCGGCCGCTACCGCGTTGCCGAAATTTGGTCCGGCACTGCGCAAGCTGTGGCCGCATGCCGACATGCACATCAAGGGTCTTGCGGAAGCCATGATCGAGCAGGCGCCGGCGCTGTTCTCCAAGTCCGGCGTCGGCACCGAGTTGGAAATCGCCAACATGATGGGCGAGTTCACCGAAGAATGCGGCGGCGGTTTCGAGGTCGAAGAGAACCTGAACTACCGCGCGGCGCAGCTGCACGCGCAGTGGCCGCTGCACTTCACGCTTGAGCAGGCGCTGGAAATGCAGCACCAGCCGGTGATGATTGCGAACCAAGCTTATAACGGCCGGATGGGCAACCGGCCCGGCACCAATGACGGCTGGAACTACCGGGGGAGGGGACCGGCGCAGACGACAGGCCGGGATGCCTACGGGATCCTCGGCGAAGCGATGAAGCTCGATCTGCTCAACCATCCGGAGCTCATCAACGACAACCGATATTTCCTCGCCTGCGGCCTCGTCGACTTCGTCGCGATCTGCAAATGCCTGACCTGGGCTGCGCGCGACGATGAGGTCAACGAAACGCGCCATCTCAACGGCGGCCTGATCGGGCTCGCACAGCGCGAGGCCTCGATCAAGATGTGGAAACACATGCTCGGTGTTGCGTAACCGGCTCGCGAATCTATTTCCCTAAACCCTACGAGGACGTCATGCAAAATCTGCTTTTGCTGCTGATCGCGGCCGCGTTCACTGTTGTCCGGCTTTACGTGCCGACGGTCGGCCATTCCTGGCCGATGGTCTTCATCGCAGCCGCGCACATCTACGTCGGCGTGATGCTGGCGCTGTTGTGGCAGCGCCGCGGCCGCTGGCTGTTCGGCTGGATTTGCCTGCTTGTGCCGTCGCTGCTCGAGGCGGCGATGTTCTTCATTGTCAACGGTTGAGCCGTGAAACGCGCCGATGCACGGAAGGCGGTCGACGACGCCTTCGCCAACTCGCTGACGCAGGAATACACCAACGTCCTGATCTTCAACCTGGCGCTGGATCGTCCTGATCGTCCAGCCGCCGACGCCAAGTTTCGCAGGGTGTTGGCCAACAATATCGAGGCTTACGGCATGGCCATGAAGGCGATCGCCGACAATCCCGATCTCGAAGGGGAATAAAGTTCATGAGCGACAGGCTTACAAAATTGGCCGATGCGCACGGCGGCGGCTATCTGCTGCTCGCGCTTCTGCCTCTCATCCCCGTGATCGTCTTCGCTCTCTATCTCGAGTTCTTTGGGATTGTGATGATCCTGGACGTCTACAAGCTCATATCGTGGCGGATGTCGTGAGCGTGCTCCGTCTCCGCTTCGTTGCCGGCAAGGACGACATTTCGCTCGCGATCATCCTGCGATCGCAGATTTGCATGCCGTTCACGCCGTCTCACGTCGAATGCGTCACGCCGGAGGGCAAGTACGCGGGCCAGCACGCCGAGGGTGGAATGCTAGTCAGGGATCCCGGCTACGACAAATCGTACCTTGCGCATGAGCTGTTCATCGATCTGCAGTCGACCGAGACGCAAGCCGCGATTTTCTATGCCTACGTCGGTTCGCTGATCGGTCAGCCTTATGACATCCGGTCAATCCTCGATTATGTGCTGCCGGTCGATTTCCACGATTTCGGCCATTCGATCTGCTCTGCAGCGATGACGCTGGCGCTTCGCAAAAGTGGTTTCTTCCAGTGGCCGCTGGCGGTGCCGGCGCATCTGATCTCTCCGCGCGATCTTCTTCTCGTTCTCTCAACCCACGTTGAAATCGACCACTAGAAAAGGAAGCATCACTATGAAAGGCATCGATCCAAAGTACATCATGTATCTCGGCTTGCTGGTTACGATCGAGCAGGCCATCGGCCACGGCACGGTGTCGTTGACGGGGATTATCCCGGCCGACTGGGCGCCCTACGTTACGAGCTGGTGCAATCTTCTCGCCTTTATCGGCACCACGATCATGACCGGGCAGGCGGCGATTTCGTCGAATTCGCCGGGCCCGCTGATTTCTCCGCCGAAGTAAATTTTAAATCACCGGAACGGTCACCCCGGCTTTTCCAGTGCCGCGCTAAAACTGGAAGATGACCTGACAGGTAACGCCGCGCGCGATGCCGGTCATTGTCTCGGACCACCTTCCTAAAATATCAACCAGGAGAAGACGTATGAAAATGCGAACGATGATGCTTGCCTTGACTGCCTCGATCGGAATGCTCGCGTCCGCCTTTGCGGGGGACATCAACAGCCCGACCAACGCCTATGCGATGAAGGCGCCTGCTGTCGCGCCTCTGAATTGTACGGCGGGCAATTGCTCGGGCCTCTACGGCCTGTTCACGTTGACCGACTATAGCCAGAACGTTTCCTTACCCGGCATTGGCAATAGTGCGTCCAACGATCTCGGCCTGCAGGGCGGCCTCGGTTATCAGGTGTGGTCCGGCCAGTTGCTCGCGGGTATCCAGACGCAGTGGGGCTATGAGTTCGTCAGTCAAGGCGTGGCGTCTCCCGGCTCGCATGCAACTGGCGAAGTCACGGCGCACCTCGGCTACAACTTCTTCAATAGTTTGACGCCTGCGTCATCCCAGCCAGTCACATCTGGCCAGAACCCGTTCGCTGGCCTGGTGCCGACGACGCTGTTGCAGAATTCGACACCCTATCTGATCGGCGGCGGATGCTTGCGCCACGCCATCA